ACTTGTAGTCCATTGATGAATTTACATCATTGACTGTATCGATAAATGAGTTATCATACAGAGATTGCATACTACCAGTATCAACTGCAGCACCAATTCCATATACAAAACCCCCTATTTGTCCAATAGTATTTGTTGCAAGTTTCCCTAAAAATTTAGGTAAAGCATTTGCCCAGATGTCTCCAGAAGTCTGTTTTTTTGCTGCATAGTCCTCTTGGTCTAAGTTTATAGTAGAATATGTTTCATGCTTTACTCCAAAACTACCGTCACTTTTTTTATAATGTGTGTCTTCAAACCTAACATCTGAGTACTCAACCATTTTAACTTTATCATTGACATCTGATAATATAGAATCAAAAACACTTTGTTTTTTAGTCCCTGGTGATTTTCTATTCGCCATTACGCTAGAGAGTTCAGGAACAGGTGCCACAATTGACATTGCCTTTTCTAAATTTTTATCTCTTATGTCATTTACCAAAAATCCTATCTCTTGGTCTTTATATCCTAATAAATCCTCTTCGTACATATTGGTTATTTTAATTTCTTAATCTTAGGGCTTTTGATCTATAATCTGTTATTACTGATTCTAAGTGTTGATTAACAAGTTTCATAGTGTACACTGTGTATGTAGTTTGGTTATAATCAGCAACATCTGATCTTATTGTCTTTATTCTTTTACCATCTTGCATTAAGTGTCCTATAAATCCTGCTCCAGCACCCTCTGGTCTTTCCCACTCGACTTTATAGTCACTATTTAGGTACTTGTCTGTGAATTCTTTTGCGTATTCTGGAGGAAGTGCTCTATCTATAGCTTTTTTATAATCCTCTTTTGTTTTTACGTCCTCAAGTCCTTCTGTTTGTATCCTTGAGATATTCTCTTGTGATAAAGTAGGACCATAGTTTTTTACATAATTTTGTGTAAAATTATATCTGGAATCCAAGTCTTTTGGTGGTGAATAAGATATAGTTTGTTTCATACCACTTTCATTCTTCCCAGAATAGGCCCAAGACCCAACTTGTGTTTCTAAGTTTTTTATTAACTCTTGTGGTAAATTCTTCAAAGGAATATCTATAGTATTCTGTGACTGCCCTTTCTTTGTACCTTTTCCTGATGCACTTGGTACATCTATTTCTTGTGTATATGTAACTTTTGCAAAACCGTTTGTTATATTACTTACTTTTATTGCCGTATCTTTTACTGGAGGTCCTGCATTTGGAATACCATCCTCTCCCATAGTTATTGCATTTATTATAGCTGAGTTTATTGCATTTACTGTAGGTTCGTCTCTTTTTATAGCTGGGTTTAGTACTATAGCAAAATCTCCTGTCTCTCTCTTAGCCCTTTTTGATAATATCTCATCAAACCTTGAGTTTGTTGTGCTACTAATGTCAGTCATTAAATCTTTTACTCCTTGGTACTTACCTAGTTTTATGTCGCCAGATTCTATTTCTGATAAGTCCGTATCTTCTGTGACAGCTCTAATAAGGCCTTTCCAATAGTCTTTTGAACCTCTTTCCATTTTATCCATCGCTCTCCCTCTAGCTGCGGCATCTTCATCATACCCTTTTTGTATATCTTCTCCACTAGAATCTCCCATGCCTGCAATTGTTGATGCAATTGTTGCTGGAACAGTGTTCCAAGCCAGTTGCCCAATCCCTTGAAATACTTCTCCTAATCCTCCCCAGAAACGCCCTGACTCTTCTGGTTTACGTTTTGCTAACTCTTTGTCTGAGATATTATTCTCTTTTTTTAGTGCTTGTAGATAAAAATTAATATTCGCTTTATCTTTATCATCATCAAGAACGTTCTCTTTTAAATTGCTAGCTAACTCATATAAAGCTATTGCTTTTTCTTTTTTGGGTATTTGGGATACATTTTTATACTTTTTAAGTAGTTCGGCTGTTACTGGTGCCGTAATTGCCAACCCCTCTGGATAAAGGTTTTTTTCCTTTCCCCCAAACAATCCTGTTAATATTTCATTTGTGGCTTTACCATAGGTATTCTTAGCTTCTTTTGATAGTCGATATGATGTTTTGTTTACATCGACAACTTTTGTAAATGCATCGAGAACTTGTGTATCATATCCTTTTATTGCATTAAGGTTAACACCATCCTTAATCGCTGTTTTTAATGCTGTGTAGTATGAAGTTACGTTCGCCACTGTAGGTTGCTTACCTTCTTCTACTAATCTTTCTTTTATAATTCCTTGTAAATCGGCCCATGAGCTTTCTCTATCTTTATTAAAAGCTTCTAAATAGTTTGGTTCTTCCTTTACTTTTCCTGGTTCAGGCTCATTTATTTGAAATCTTGTTCCGGCTGATAACCCCTCTGATCCTGGAATTGTGCCTGTTGTTGATGTCCCTGCTTCCCCTTTTGCTGTAGCTATTTTTAATAAAAAGTCATCACGACTAATATCTGTTATAGCTGCATATGCATAAGTATTAGTATAAGACTTCTTCATACTTCTGGCGTAGTTGTCATATAAAAAAGAGTCCCTATTAAAATTTTTAGTGTCTAATTGAGAACTAAAATTACTTTTTTGTTGTTGCATTTCTGACTTTTGTCTATGCAGTAAGTCTGCAGTAGCTTTGTCATCGGCACTTACATTTTTTAGTTTCTCATCTATATTAGTGATCTTAGTATCAAAATCTTTAAGTATAGGTTCCGATTGCTCCTTGTAAGATTTTATTAAATCTTCATCTGAAACTCCCCTATGGTTATAGTGGGAATTAATCATAAACTGTTGTTTTAGCTTAGGATCTGTTGCTATTTTATTATCGAAAAAATTACCTATCTCTTCTTCTGTAAGTTGCTTCCCTTTTACTGTTTGGTATATGTAGCCCCCCTCAACACTTTCGTCTAAAACTTTTTCAAAACCACGCTCTTTTGCAAAAGCCTCTAATTCCTTAGTTAAATTTTTATCTACATCATAGTTATCAATATAGTCCATTGTACCTAAAGAATCTGTCTTTTCATTGATATAGTCTTGGTACCCTGATTTATCTAGCCCATACGCATAATTTGCATCGCTGTATAGTTCCGGCTTATCTTTTTTTCTTTGTGCTGCAGTTTGTTGGTAATTTGATATTTTTTGTGAGTTGGCTAATTGCTCTTTCACATTATCATCAATTGCTGTTGTAACATAAGCAGATATTTGTCTTGCGACTACATTATCAGATAGGTCCACTTTTGAGTTGGCATCTACCATAGAAAGTAAACCCTGGAGTTTATCTCCAAGGTATCTTTTATCTTTATCTCTAGCTAGTGGTACTGTGGCTACTTTTGAAATTAGATCATCTATCTTAGCAAGGTTTATATCAAACTTTTGCTGCATACCTTTTTGTATGGCTCCCACATACTGAGCTAAGTCTGTTGTGGGTACTGTTTGTCCGTAATTGATAGGTGTTGAATATGCGTTTGCCATTTTTATCTTTATAATTTATGCAAAAATACAACTTTTATTTGTTTTGTGCAAATTAATTAAATTATTTTTTTTTGAACCTTCCTCCAAATTTAGCTGGTTTTACCTTTTTATCTGCGGCTAATTTGTCTGCTGCTAGTTTATCTGCGGCTGCCTTATCTTCTAGCACTTTCTCTACAGTTGTTTTTATCTCTCCTGCATGTGCTGTTCCAAAATCTGGTTTGTAATTAGTCTCATATCCTAACCCAGTACCTCTATATTGAATCTGAGGATTTGATGCATTCTGAGCGTTCATCATCTCTACTGTTTTGTAGTTGTTTACTTGGTCATTAAATCTAGTGTTTCTAAGATTTTGCCAATCGTTTTCATAATTGGACAAACCTTTTAGTGTTCTAGCTTCATAACTCAAAGCATTCTGATTCTCGTATAACTGTTCTGTATCCCCAATCTTGGCGTTATAAATATCTGCTGCATTTTGTGCTTGTGCATTTGCTCTATTTGCTTCTGTGATTGCACTTCCTGCTGCTTGTCCTTGGTTTGCTGTTAGGCCTATAGTTGCAGCTGCTCTTTGTGCATCGGACATCCCGGCTAAATTTTGTTGTGCTGCTTGTACTGCTCTATCAGTCTCCATTATTTTTTGTGTTGGAGATACGTAAGCTGGCTCAATCCTATTTAATCTTGTTGCTACTTTTAGAGATGGTTGTAATGTAGGGGTTTGGTAGATCCTTTGTGGTAAACTAAGCATAGCATAGTTTGTTTTCTTGCTCAGATCTACGGGTTTTTCCCCAGCTGGCTCTTCTTTAACAGGTGTTTCTTCAGGTGTTTCTGTTGTTTCCACCATGGCCTGTAATAAGGCATTATGGAAAGGTCCTGGTTTGTAGTCTGTTGCAAGTTTTTGTATTTCTGCATATCTCGCTTCTCCAGAAAGTCCCTCTAATTGCTTTTGTATATTTGGTGAGAATTTACCTTTATTTGTAGTCAACCACTCATCAATTTTTTTAGCTTTGTCTTTATCTGCCATACTAGTTTTAACTAAAGGCATCCATTGTCTGCCATAAGTTTCTCCCTGCCAAATAGGGTTAGAGCTAACGTCTCTTGGAGTGTATGGTAAAGTGTTTACTGTTCTAGGTGTTTTTGTAAAGTCCTCTCTTCCTGTAGATCTTATTAAAAGATCTCTGTTTTTTTTATAAAGTTGATTGTAATCATTATACAAATTATCTTTATCATCAACTACCCCATCTAGATTATTATCGCCTTGTACGTATTCTCCTGCAGCTTGATACCTTGGTAAGTTTAATAACTGCTCTGCCCTATCTTGGCTTATGCCATACTTATTAGCTGTCAAGTTTACAAGGCCACCGCTTTCCATTTTGTAGTTTGGCATAGTAGCTTTTCTCTTGCTTTCTTCTTGTATCTGAAATATAATATCAAAAAGCTTTTCTCTATCTTTTTCAATAGGCTTTTTACTTTGGTTTTCTTTATACAATTGTTTTGATAAGAAATCGATGTTTAGATTAGATGTTTCTTTATCTTTAATTTTAGTTTTTTGGTCCTTCATCATTCCCATCAAACTTTCTAGCTTGTTGTTTATTTTATCTAATCCTGTTTTACTGTTAAACCTATCTACTACCTTTGCATAAGTATCCGTGGCTTTAGCTGGTAATCCTAACTCATTATTTATCTTTTTGGCTATACTTACCCCAATCTTTAAATGGTCGCTTAAAATCTTTGTGCCGTCTTCTAGAGCTACTGGCATTCCTCCTTTTTCGTGAGTTTTACCTTGTGCTTTTCTTATACCTTGTGAGTCAAATAAATATTCACCACCCTCAATTTCAGCATTAGGTTGTACCATAGGTTTTTTACTGTCTAACGCAAATTGATACTCGCCAGTTAAGGCTTTGAATAGATTTCTCTTTTCTCCACCTTCTGCGAAAAATACGTTTTCAAAAATCTCTTTTGGTATTGATATTTTTTTATTCAAATTCGACATCATAGTTTCCTGTATTTTTGTTGTATGTATAGTTCTTTATTGTTCTGCCTTTTAGTGCTGCCAAATATTCCCCTCCTGATTTCATCATTGGTTGCTCTGGTGCTTCCATTTCAGTTTCGCCACCTTGTATTTCTTGAAGAATTTCTTGTATCATTTGCACTGCCTGTTCTTCTGGAACACCCATTTCTACTAACTGTTGTAGTAATTCTTGTGGGTCAGCTCCTTGTTTCAAAGCTTGCTCTACTTGTCCTTCAAGTTGCTCCATACTTGGTGTTTCTCCCTCTGTTCCTTCATCTTCACCTTCCATTTCCTCATCCATTGCTTCCCCACCTTCTTGGTAATAACCACCTCTTCTTAATTGTGGGGTTGCTTCTTGTTGACCTCCTTGCGTCTGCCCCATAACCATTTCTATGATTTGCTGAGCTTGTTCTTGTGGAATACCTGCTTCTACTAGTTGTTGTAATACTTGTTGAGGGTCTGCACCTTGTTGTAACATAGTTGCAACTTCTTGTGTTATAGCTTGCATTTGATCACCACCTGCTTGTTGTGGTACTTCTCCTTGCTCTCCCATTTCAGATTGCATACCACCTTCTTGGTAGTATGATTGCATAAAATTAGGAGCAAAATTAGTAGCTTTACCCCAAATATCTTCCATTTGCTGTTTGTTTAGTTTTTTATTGACTTTTGTATCAATAAAATCCATATCATCTTCTGGATAAGGTTGTTTATTTCTGTCAATATCATCTTGAAAAGCTGATTCCTCATATGCTTTTTTATAAATACCTTCTTTGTACCACGTAGGGGATTTTTTATTAACTTTTACATCAATAAAATCCATATCTTCTGGGTAAGGTTGTTTATTTCTGTCAATATCATCTTTAAAATCTGACTCCTCGTATGCTTTTTTATATTTTCCTTCTTTGTACCACGTAGGGGATTTTTGTCCCCCTTCTTGGAAGAATCCTCCATTGCCAAAACCAAAACTTAGTTGCCCAGTTTGTGCAGTTCCTTGTCCTAATCTTGGGGCTCCTTGTCCTAGTCTTAATACACCTTGTCCTAATTGTGCATTTTGGGCTCCAGCTGATAATTCCGGTGTAAAATAATTTCTTAGTGGAGCTGCTCTACGGGCTGGACCAACTGCTGAACCTACTTTGTTCACTACTTGTAGGCCTTTACTTGTGGTCTGTGCCAATCCTGGAACTTTTCCGGGCAAAGGTAAATATCTTACGTATTTAAGCTTGCCTAATGCTGGTGCTGCATCTAGTGCTTCTATAGCTGCCTTTTTATATTCTCCCTCTCCTGCATAATCTGCTGCATTACCTAAAGCATTTGCCCAATATAGTGGATTAGCTACACCTAAAACTTGATCATACGCATTCTTACTGTTTTTTGAAAATCCCTCTGCTGGTAGCTCTCCATATTTGGCGTAGTTACCAAGTGTTTGTACTGGATTAGCTAATCTTTCCCCAACTCTGCTTATCATAGTGCCGTCATCCGCAACTCCTATGTTTCCTTGGTTTCCGGAATACTTAGGCTTTCCTTTCATAGCATTCTGGAAGTCTTGGTATGTAAAATCTTTTGCTGTTTTAGCTGGTGTAACTTTTTTATCTGCTTTTCTAGGTGTAGACTTAGCCGGTGTTCCTGCTACTGGTTTAGATCTTAGATTTTCTTTTTTAAATCTTGGGTCATTTAGCTCTGATAATAGTTTTGTATTGTCCTGGGCTGTTCCACTTGTATAGCCTAGTCTCTTAGCTTCTGCCCATGGCATACCTGTTTTTTGTTCCCAAGCATCTCTAGCTGATGTAGATTTTTGGCTTGTTTGGTCTTTATTGTACATATCCATAAATGAAGCTGCTTGTTCGTCTGTCATTTCATTTGGATCACTATATTCAGTTATTTGTTCTGAGTCATCGTATTCTCTATTCTGTGGTCCAAATACTGGATTTACTTCCATTATTGGCTCTACTTCTTCTTGCCCAGTTTTGTTTTTTAATTTACGTCTTTGCTCAGCAAATTGCGGATTTTTTAATGCCATATTTAGTGGTAATTCATCTCTATATGTACCTGCATCTTGAAAATATCCACCGTATGCCAGGCTCTGCTCTCTTCCTTCCCCTGTCATAGTTTTGCGTTGGTCTTCTGCATAACCTTTCATAATCTGATTTTGCCTTTTTTGAGCACCCATTCCTTGTAAGAATGATTTTGTACCTTTTAGTGCTCCAAGAGCTGCTCCAGCTATACCCATTCCAGTATTACCTTTTGCAAACTGTTGCCCACTAAATCCAAGAGCATCTTCCATTCCCACATCTCCATAAGGATTGGCAAACTGAGTTATGCCAAACCCACCTGCATTTTCTCTTGCTGCTGCTCCTCCATCAGTTGTTAGTGGCTTTAGTTTTTCATCAGCCAAAGACATATTCATGTACTCCTTATTATAGTCAATTGGTTGTTTCAATTTTTCATCAGCTGTAGACATGCCCATATACATTTTATTGTAATCAGGTTTGGCAGTAGCTAAAGAGTTACTTTGTGGTTGTTGTGTTGGCGACTGTCCAAAATTAGTTTGCATACCTGCTGGGTTATTCTGATACCAGTTAGGTGTAGTTTGTCCAAAATTAGTTTGCATACCTGCTGGATTATTTTTGTACCATCCGGCATCTTGCATCATAGGAAGTTGTGTTCCCCCCATCTCATGCTTCTGGTTCCACATAGAATAAGCTATTGCTATAGCTTGTTTTTGTGGTCGGCCTTCTCTCATTAAAATACCTATTTTTTCACTAATCCAATCGCTTTTTTGACCTCCGTCTTTATATGCTGGGACTTCTGCTACATAACTAGCTCCCCCAAATTTATATTCGTTGCCCGGCTCCATATATGTAGGATTGTCCATAGCCATACCATTTTGGTCTAGGGGTTGTCCGTATACTGGGTAAGGAGTGTTCCTCATTGTTATATTCTCACTAGGTATGTAATTAATAGGGTTATTTTCAGAAGCGTATCCTGGAGTATAGCCTGTATTATTTACTAAATTCGATTTTTTCTTATACTTTCTCATCATTTTTTATAATATTATTTTCTACTAAATAGTTTTTTTGCTAAGAAATTTGCATCTCTTTTTATTTTTGAATCTATTACCATAGTGGTATCTCCTTTTTTAAACCTGTCTGTCATATAATTTATGTCCGGCTTTCTACAGTTTACACAACCATAGCTTGCATATCTATTTTTTGCATCTTGTGCATATAGTGGATTCCTTTTCTCAAAATCATACGTAACATGTTGTGCAATGTCTTTAGCTCTGGCGGCTGGTTCCCCAAATGCTGCTACTGGCTGTAATCTAAACCCTGGTTGCCCGTATATATCACCCTTTGGGTTCATTGTATAAGTTCCTCTAGGTGTGGCTTTTGATTCTGGGTGTGTTTCTAGATAAGCAACCCCCCTATCATTTATGTTTACATCTGGATTTGCACCTGTAAGTACAGGAAATGATTTTATAACTTTTCCATTTTCAAGTATGTAATTTGTATTTGTTCTTTTGTCTGTTACCACACCATTTTGTAATTTCATTTCATTACCTTGTGGTGAAAAGTCTCCTCTCATAACTTTTTCAAATAGGCTGATAACTTGATCTGCTTCTTTTATTTCTTTTTTTGCCTTTGCTACAGGGGCTTTTATTGTTTTTCTAGTTACTGGTGGCTGTGTATTTTGCATACTGTTTTGCTCTTCTTGTGAGAATCCATTAAATTGCTTCATATCGCTTCGTTGTGAAGTTTTATTATTGTTATTTGCTATTGTAAAATTTTTATCTTTTAGTCGATTTAATAACTCTATGTTGGAACTAGCTGTCCCATCTGAATAGCCTAGTTTTTTAGCTTCTGCCCAAGATTTTCCTGTTCTCTTTACCCACCAATCTCTTGCTGAGTCATTGTCAAATTCTGAAAGTTCCCCACCATCTTCATATTTTTTCATTTCGTTATCTTTGCCACATTTATGACAGTTGTACATATCCTCTTTGCTAGAATCAGACTTGTTCCATGACCATCCACAGTTACTACATTTTACTTTTCCCTCTATTTCTCCTCCATCTTTATAATATTGTCCTAATATATTCATAGACTCTTCATCTATTTTTCCTGAAAATGGGTGACTTTTTACTTTTTTTACATACTCATTTACTGTTGGGTTGTTTTTTATGACATTTTCTCTAAGGTCTACAACCCTTTTCCCATATAGTGGGTTCTTTCTCATATTTATGCCCTTTTTAGTTAGAGGCACTCCATATATTTTTTGCATGTTAAACCCATGATAGCCGCTTTCTGTTGTTGGGTATACATTACCTAACCCATTGTAAGCTTGTATTCTAGTAAGATCATCTTTTATGCCGAGTTTATCTGCATATTTCATTTTATCTTTTATGGTTAGTACAAAGTACTCTTCTTCAGATTTTGCCCCAAGATCCTTTTCCGCCTGTGGCCCGGTAACGTGACCTATGTTATCGTCAGTTTTACCTAATCCTGTCTCCTGTAATCCTATAGATACTGCAGTATATGGGTCAACTCCGTGTCTGTATGCTGCCTCAACTATTCTTCTTATTGTTGCGTCATCATAATAACCACTTTTTAGATCTGCGTTTGGGTTTATTGCTTTGCCTGTTGTGGCACTTATTTTTCTAAGGTCTTCAAATTTAACTACCTTTCTTCCTCCAAGTTGGAATTGTGATGTGGTGTCTTCCCTATCTTCTAGGTTTGACATTTCCATAAATTTTTTATAATCAAATACAACATCTTGGTTTTCAAAGTCTTTAACCATTTGTTTAGCTATATTTGCTCTATTTTGTGGATCTTTTACTTGAGATAAAATATCTGCAATGCCATTAACCATTTCACGATCATCATTTGTTTGACCACCATCTCTATACTGTTGCTCTTGTTGTTGCATCTGTTGAGGTGCTACATACTCTGGCAAAGCTATCTGAGGCATTTGATAATACGCTTGATCTATTCCTGTATCTTGTTGTTGCTGTTGGTACTGTTCTTCTTGTTGCTGCCTTCTTTCAGAATCTTGCTCTTGTTGGTATTGCACTTCTGTCAAGAAATCCTTTTCTTTTTGTTTTTGTAGTAGCTCTGCTTTTGCTTTCTCTGCTTCTAAGTCTTCTTTACTGGCTATGTCTGGTGCTGTTTGATAGTCACCGGTATTTATAGGTAAATTAAATGATGTATCTACTCCATAACCATAGTCATAGCCTTCAGTTGCAGAGGGTTTTATACTCATTTTCTTAGCTAACCAATTCTTTACAAAGCCTACAGTTTTTCCTTTTACAAAAGGGTTGTGAGCTATCTCTAATCTTGACATTACACTAGAGATAGGAGCATTATCTGCTGTCTGGTATAAGTTTGCGTATCCTGCTGAACCTAAGAAATGTGCCCCGTATAAATCTGCATCTGTTGGATTTATCCCTAGTCTCTTTTTAAGATAGTTTGCATTATTTGTGGTTAATCTTAAAGCTGCCTCTTCTTGTAGTTGTGGATTATATATGTCTTTAAGATTATAGCCCATATTTTTCCAGGTGCTTGGTAAAAATTGATACCTGCCTGATGCCCCATGTGGGTTATGTGCTGAGTCATCACCTGAGCTTTCTGAGGCTCTAATTTTTGAAAGGTAGCTACTATAAGGATTTGACATATTTAAAAAAGTTAAACTTTTGCGTTATATTAGTGGCAAAATTAATAAAAATTATTGAGTTTACAAAATTAGTTAAATTTCTGACTCATTGAGAATAAACTTTAAAGCTATGCTATATCTACTATCTTTATCATATGTCAGCTTGTTTAAAAACCAGTCTCCCCCCATTCTTTCAAGTAAGGCTTTGCCTTTAAAACTCACGGCAGTGGAGTTAACAAATTTGTCTATTTGATTCTTATCTTGTAATAAAAAAGGTAGATTATTAGTGCTGCTTTTTACTCTATTGTAGAAGTAGTCATAATTCCATTTAAAACCATCCGGGTTTGTAATCATAATATCTTGGGTATTATTTGTATTTGTTTTTGGATAATTTTTTGAATTCGCTATTTTTGTTTTTTCAGGTATTAGGTTTAAGTTACCAGAGCATACAATGTTATTGTATATCATAGACTTATTAAATGTTAACCCTATACTTGTTGAGTAATCATAATCATTGTGGTATCTTTTTGCTTCGGTCCAAATTTGAACATTATTCAAAGTCTTAGTCACAAACTCCTCCTTTACTGGGTACTCTACTATAAATGGTTGTTTTTTACCGTAGAATACTTGGTAGGATTTATTTGTAAGTAAATGTGACCATAGTCCAAACTCTGAGTAATCAGCTGTTGTATTTACTCCAGATTGGAAATAGTTATTGTGGTTTATGTAGTAGTTAGGTTTAAACCCGTAAAAACTCATCCAAGAACCCATTATTGGAGAGAAAGCTACTGTCCAAGAAACATCCTCAAAATCAGTTGGATTTATCTGTACTGGTACTACTATATTAGTGACTGTTGGGTCTACTGTATCTAAGCAATCACAATGTGCATTGCCACCAGGATCTAGTACTAGGGTACATCCTGGTGGACATTTTACATTATTTTCTACTGTTATTTTTGTACAGATTACCGTGCCATTTACTGTTGACATTACATATTCTTCTGTTGGGCAACTACAATTCATTTTTTATTTTTTTATGATAACACTACTCCTGTACAAGGGTTGATTGTAAATGAGTTTAAGTTAGGACAAGCATTGTATACAGTCGATCCATTTCTTATAATTCTCATGTGTGATGCAGAGGTGTGGCATCCACCAAGTCCAAATCCTTCATTATCAGTTATTGCTATGTTACAAGTTAGATTAAATGTTATGTTTCCGCCCACAGATGCAGCTGCTATAGCTTGGGCTTGTGTAGTAGTTAGAGTAAACTCATTATATCTTGAAGATCCTCCTGTTGGTCCAACATTTCCTGCATCGTAAGTTCCTCCGGTATTACTAAGATGTGCTATTCCTACGTTTACTCCATTGGCATTAACTACAAAGTCTGCTGCATTACATCCGTGATTTCCTGTACAATCTGCAGCATTTATATACTCTACTATTATTTTAAAATTTGCAAGACATTCTAGAATAGCTGCTTTTATATTCACTGTGTAATTTAGAGTATTAGTGCAACCATTTGGTGCTGTTGCTACTATGTTGTACACTGCTGTTCCATTGCCTGTTGCTGCTATTGTGTCTGTTATCGTTGTTCCTGTTCCTGAGTTTGTTCCTGTAACTCCTGCAGACGGTGTGACTGTCCATGAGAAAGTTGTACCTACAATATTACTACTTAGAGGTATAGCTATAGTATTGCCACTGTCTATGGTTTGTGGAGAAGTAGGTGTTGCAATTATATTTGGTACTGCGTTTACTGTAACTAATACGTCTTGTGGCTCTCCTTGACACCCACTTACTATTTCAAAAGGTCTTATTGTGTAAGTTACTGTACCTTGTCCAGATAAGTTTTGTGATATAATATTGCTGCTTCCTGATGTAGCTCCAGTAACTCCTGATTGTGTAGCTGTCCATGAGTAGCCAATACCGGTTTCAGTGCTTGTTAGTGCTATACTTGTATTAGTGCCACTACAGATAGTTTGTGGACTTGCAAAAACATCTGCTGTACATATACATGTTGCATCTAGTGTATCTGTATAAGTACAAGTTTCTGTTAGTGGGTTATAAACCCAACCATCTAGACATAAATTTAATCCATTTGATTCTAGTTGACACACTCCATCCCCCAATACATAGCCTGTTGGGCATGTTACTATTGGTTCTTCATCATCACATATAGTTTTGTCAATTACAAATCCTTTTCCTTCAACATACTGTATACAATCATTTTTGGGTATATAATCTCTCTTAGTTAATAAAACTCTTCTGTATCTACTATCCCATCCCATTGTAAGACCTAATCCATTATATGGATTATCTATATCTGTATTTGGTATGTATTTTAGTATTTTAAATGGTAAGTGCTCTTTAAACCAGTTTCTCATTCCGCTGGATTTGTTACCTACCATAGAAGATATTTCTATCATTCCTTCTCCATTAGATGGTACCATCAATACTTGTCCTCTCTTTGCATCTGCAAAAAAGTGACCAAATTCATTTGATATAAATGCTGAATTTTGTGTTCCTCCATATCCTAAATTAGTATTGTGAAAAGATGTCGATCTCCTTTGGAAGAAAGAGTTTCCTCCTAACAAAGATAACACTGGGCTAGACCCATCATCTATCTTACTGTCAACCTTGTTATACAGTATTGATGTGTTAGCGAATCTTGCTAAGATAGCTTGTCCTTCAATGTCAATAATATCTTTTAATTTTCCAAAGTTTGTTTGGAATTCAAAAATATCTAGTGGTCTATATATTAGCCATGGGTCATATAGAGAGTTTTCAGTACTGTCTGGTAGACTTGCTATTATTCCATTTGGCATATCTTGTGTACACTCATTGAATGATCTTTCATAAGTGTCTGATAATGTTCTTTTTCTAGTTAGAGATATTTGCTTTGAATACTCTGAGTTATACAAAAATACATTAGGCTCTCTAATAGAAACTGACTCTTCTTGTGTCCAAGTACCTAAATCACCTACTAATGGGTAAAAATTTCTACTCTGTTCTTTCCCTGCATATCTATAATTAGTGTTAATCCTAGTTTCAGTTAAAAAATTAGTGATGCCATAGTAATAAAGATAAAACTTAGATGGTGGTAGAACATAGTTTCCAGATGATTTTAGGTTATCAAATGAGTATTTGCTATCAAGGTCTGGAAAAGCTTTTCCTCCATCTGAGAAGTCGTCCTCATTTTGTTCATAGCTGCAATAAAACTTTGGGTTTGTGCCAATGTTACTATAAAAAAAGTAATTAAACGGTGTTAGGTCTGCCTGTTTCATTGCTGTTACTAGGAACAATGGCATTTTTCTTTTAAGAGTGTGTCTTGAAATATAAGTATCCCCACCAAATATAGATAAGCATTGTGTCCCTATATTTTTCAAACTTCCAACATGCCCAGTTGACAACCACTTTATAGAATTAATTGTTCCATATTGAGTTGGTAAGTAGTTCTTTATCGCTGCATATGGAGATGCAATATTTCTTATAACTTCTGGGCTACGTCCTTTAGTAACAAAACCTGCTTGTGATTGGTATGTAATGCTAGAGTCTGCCCCTTTATCATATGTTCTATAAAGTGGTCCAGAAGGAGTTGTTGTGCTTGGATAAGTTATTGGTTTATCCCCAAAAGATAATAATACTGACCTCTCTCTATCAATATTATTTATACTTAGTCTTTCCCCTGTTAATTCATTTGTAGTTACAAATCTACCATCATTCAAATACTTTGCAATATGCAAGCCTCTTAGTTTATTTCCTTGTTCTTGTGCATTTGTTAAGTAGTTGTAATATCCATCTGCATAATAGTAGTAAGCAAAATTATGTGGGCTACCAAAGTCTCTGAATATCTTTAACCATTGGTATCTATATTGTCCTTGTTTATATATAATTCCCTCAGCAATCCCAAAAGCCGTAACTACCCCTGCTGCTATAAACGCTGGTAGTCCAAGACTTGCACCGAAAACCAGACCTCCCATACCCCAAACTTGAGCATTAGATGATATTTCAGCTGCTTTTATTATTATTTCTCCTGCTACTTCTAGTGAGGCCAGTTTATTTGCTAAATTCCTTGCTTTAGAAGATAATATTACCCATTTAGGATGCCCTTTTACCTCATCAAAATGCCCTCTAGAATTCCCAAACATATAGCCTTGTACACTTAATTCAGACGGTAGTCCTTGTCTATAATAATCTGTTTCAGGTGAGTGGAAAGTATAATTTCTATTTGAGGCTCCAAAAGTAACCCCATTTTCTACATCTAAATTTTCATCACCATTCATTATATCATTCTGATAACTATTAAATGGGTAATTTGAATAGTATACTGTCTTTGCACCTTCTTTGTACTTTCTCATATCGTACAATAATCCTGATGCTACTATACTCCTATCTGTAGATATGTCTCCTCTAAATATTTCATAGTTGGAAATCTTATTCCTATCACTTTGTGTAATCAGACCATTTATTACGGCCACATCTAAAAATGTATTTATAAGGTTTTCATCTATTGTTACACCTAATGGGTATATCACACTGCTACCAAATGGGCTTTGTTGCGAATTTGACATGAATGGTGCAATTTGATTATCTGGAAACTTGAAATGTCTTATTTTATTACATGTAAAATTAGCATTATTATTTAATATATAGTTACCGTTTGCGGTGCTTTTTACAAAAGCTTCTTCAAATCTAAGTCTTGAGTCTTGTGGTATTAAGTTTATTGGGACTACCAGTTTTCTTGAATCATATAATTCTGGATTATCTGGGTAAGTTTCTTCACTTTCCCAATAAGAAAATTCACCTTTTCTAAAAGGTACAGCATTACAATTTTGCACTGTTGGTTGGTCAAATTCACATGATTTTACATATGTTATCTTTTTATCAAGTCTAATAGAATCCCAAGTTACTTCTATTCTGCTAAATTCAGTATCTCTCTTTGTAACTGTATAACATCCTTTACTTGGGGTAACTGCATATCTACTAATAAAGTCTTCATTCCACTCTATATCTTGATCAATATTATTTATTAGTACTACTGGTGCTTCTACTGCAACATAATATTTTTTATTACTAAACCATCCGTTTGGAATATCTATAGATGCTCCTGCTGAGTTTGTTATTCTTAGTGTTGTTGGAGTTGCTGGATTTGTACTTTTTTCTAAAAGCCACATCCCACCAGAAGATAAATCTACTATTTGTGAATATATAGCTGTAGTATCAGAACAAGTTCTAAATATTGACATTCTTACTTTTGTACCCGATGGTAGAGCATCTTGGTACTGTGATATTTTTTGTTTGCTTATGTCAAGTACAAAGCTGGTTTTGCTATCTGTGTTTCCAAGAAACCAGAGTGCTCCTTTATGTATGTTTGTAAAAAAGTTATCTGGAGTGCTGGAAACAGCGGCTATTTTTGATGTGAAAAGATCGCTTTGTGTACCACTAAAATAATAATTGTTAAAGTTAGCTGCATTTATATTATCTCCTGTATTTGTATAAGTTGTTATATCAACTGGAGCGGTGCAATCTTCATTTGCAAAATCTGAGTCTCTTAAATATACAGGTTTTGGAGCACCATCCGCAAAAAAGCTATCTGGTCTATTATAACCTAAAGGATTAGTTGGATCTTGTGCTGGGGTTCCTGTTGAGTTTGTTATTTTATGTATTGTACAATTTTTTGGTGCTCTCGCTGTAATGTATTCTGATGGAAATAGGCTACCAATTTTTCTTGTCACTTCGTTAGTTATCTCTCCTATAACTACCTCACTTACTTCAGAAATATCATCACACTCTGTTAGGCCTTCAAATACATTTACCGGACAAGTATTAGCTGAATAGTCTGCAGTTAATACCTGACAGATACCTGTATTTTCAAACTCATATGGGCAATTTTCTTTATTGTCTTCTATATGTTGAGCTAAGTCTATATATTCTTCATTGTCTAACTCTATAAGTAATATTTTATTTAGCCCAGAAATACTAGCAACATTTTCTATTATACAAGTTTTTGTCAATTCTTCTGTAACCTTAACTGTTTGCATTTCAGATCCTTGGCATACTGGTACTTCACCAGGATATGCTGTGTTATAGAATTGCCATCTTTTATCTCTATTTGATGATGAACAAGATTGTATATTCTTTATTATTGAATCCACATCATTACCAGACTTGCCTAAGTTATTCGCTACTGGCAATCCATTTACTATATTTACTAGTAAATCTAAGTCGCTAGATTTTGGCAGTCTTCCTATAAGAGGGAATATCGGTGTTTCATACCCACCCTCTAATAAAAATCTTATAGAAAATGGGACTACTTCATCTCTATTATACCCTAAAAATTTAGAGGAAAGAACTCCATTTTCATATAAGGTTTCTGATGCTATATGTGTTTGCCATTGCATAAACTGACCGAGTAAATTAATTACTGGCTGCAAGTTTATTTCTTTTTTTTGTGTAATCCCGTACTGGAATAATATGTTGTTTGAGGCTGTAAGACCTTCTACTTTTTCTATGTTTAGTTGATCAATCAACAGTTTATCAAAACTTGTCGTCACTTTATTTTGTTCTGTTGCGTAAACTACAGTGTTATCATTTATTGTATGTATTCCTTCAATAAAATATCTAGAAGCTCCTTCAATATCTGCTGTTTGTATTACTGCTACTTTGTAGTGAGAGTATGTTTTGTCAAGGTTAGATACTTCTAGTCTAATTGCTAGATTTGTTCTGCTTGCTAATTCTTTTTGCTCAAGTATTCTATTGTTCTTGTCAAATATTGCTATTGGATTTGTTATAGAATAATAAGGTGATATTTCATTTCCTGATGCATCTGAATAAGCAATTAAAAATTCATACATACCCATAGGAAGTCTACCACCTAATTCTATAGTAGCTGGTTCAATTTTTGGTATACTAAAAAGCTTAAATATTCTTAGTTCATCGTAGTTTATGCAAGTTGTTGTAATATTATCATCGCAAGATACATTTTGATCATTGTATCTACCTGCAAGTAATTCGGTAATATTTATATGTCTTGGTGGATTGTTGTTGTCAGAAAAATATATGTTTTTTCCACATTTCTCATTTTTTATTACAATCTTTTTTATGGGGTAGTTTATATCAAAATTAAATCCGGATCCTGGGGTAAATGGTGTACATAGATTTGTATTTACATCAAGGTATCCATCTATATCTGTAAGTAATGTTGTATATGTTTGTAGGGGTGCTTGTGTTAAAGTCTCTAATGGATCTGACAGTTGGTTTACTTTATTACAGTTATCACAGTCTACTAATACATCTGATATATCATTTGTGTTTTGATTACTCTCTATAACGCCAAATTCCCCTACGCTTGTAAGGGGATTTACTAAAAAGAAGAATGTAGAGTTTGAATCAATGTCGTTTTCAAATCCGATTACCCTAAAACCTGGCTTAAATTTAGAGGCTAAAATATTAGACTTCTCGTTTGTTAAGTTTAGGCTATTTCCAGATTCGTTTTCTATATTAGCATTAAAGGCATGTGTGTATTCAGCATCTGTTAATTGTGATGGATGTGTATCCTTCACCATTCCTGTCTTAGCAGAACTTAAATTTATTTTTTTATTCTGTTCTTGTGCCATTCTGGTTTTAATTATGTATTAGGAAACATTCTTTCAAATCTGTTGGTCTCTTGGATCATTTTCATTTTTAACTTATCTTGCCAATTTCTTCCAAGGCCCTCAAATTTAACTTGTGTCATTGCAAGTGTGAAATATTCTCTTTCTTGCTGTTTTATATAAGTTAGTTTGTTTATTAAATTAACGTCATCATCATTCATCCACAAACCCTCTAATATTTTTCTCTTCACAAAGTACATCAAATACTCTTGTAGGCTTACTACATCTGGTATATAAAGATCTCCAGTTTCATCTGATGGTATCGCATTATACTGCATGTATATATACCCTTTATCAAAATTGGTCTGTATCTTATTGCCAAGTATGTTTATTTCATGTTGTGCTGAGTGTGTAAGCTGCGTTTGTAAGTTCTTACAGCCTGGACTACAATATTCTTTTTTTATGCCTTTGGTAAGCTTTAAAATAACTGGGTTTGTATATCTGAAATTTATAATGGTATTATTATAATATTTCTTTTCAATTATTTCTTTGTAGCTTGTTTTTTTATGTGAGCCTGATAAGTTATCCCACTCATATGTATTCTCTAGCTTTTGAGTATAGTACTGTGAGTCTTGTACATCTTGTCTAGATCCTTGCTCAAATTCGTGACTATCTTGTGTGCATTTTACTGCTAAGTGCAAGCTCCAAAAATCTTCTGGTAAATCTACTTGCCCATTCTCAACTTCTAATACTTTTTCAGTAAGTGTTGTTATATTGGCACCAAATCTTTTTAGCTCGCTTTTAATCCATAGATTAACTGACCTATAATCTATAAGTCCAGATTCATCATACTGTCTTAAATCAGATAGTATCTCTGCTATTAGTTGTTTTCTAGTCATTTTTAGTCAAGTAAGATATATGTCCAATACTCTGTAGTGTATGCTATCCACACTCTTGATGCGTTTGGCTGAACTACTATTTGGCCAACGTATTCTGGGACCATTCCTAAGTTATAAGGTGATTCTTCTACAACTAATGGTCTAACTTGAGTCTCTAGTTTTAGAACTCTTGTAAATAGTTTTTTAATGTTTGATTTAACTTCTAGTAGTGTCATAGTTTGTATTTTTTATTAACTTATTATCAAAGTTCTTTTAGAATCTTATTTGTATGAGCTCTTCATTAACTTTGCAATTTAATATACCTCTTACTCTTTCAGTCTCTATTGTGACATCCATCCTTACAAAAAGGTAAACCTCTGTATCTTTAATGATAGGTTTTATCTCTGCATATTTTGCGTTAGCAATAGCGGCATCCAAGTCTTTGGGTATGACTTCAGTTCGCTCTTTTATTTGTAGTCGTAGAGCATTTTTTGCATCCGTATCTTCTGATTTAAGAATAGCGATTTCCTCACTTGTACATGGTTCTTGTTTTATTTCTATCCAAGACCCTTCTGTTATTGATTTTAATTGTTTCATTTTATTTTGATTTATAAGTCATTACCTTTTTTTCTCGCTTTCCTAAAAAATAATGAGGCATTAAATGTATATTTTTTACCGGCTTTTAAATTATCACAAAGTAACTTTTTTACTTTTCTAGAAAAGCTGTAATCAAATACCCAAGATTTGAATATGTTGTCTTTTTCTATAGGTACAAAGGCTAGATTATATATTTTGTTATCTGTCCTTGGGTTTAGCTTTATTGATCCATCTACTGGGTTGTGTGAGCTTCTGTTATCCATTTCTTGAATTACACCAAAGTATCCTAATCCATCTACAAAAACTCCCCCCGATTTTGAGGCTATCTTTTCTCCGACTATCTCATAGAACTTTGATATGATTTTTCCATGCTCGGTAAAATTTTCAATATCTTCTAGGTTTGCTAGTTTTGAGTTATCCCTGTAATATTGATAAGCTTTGTAGTCTCTTAGTGAAAAGCTTCCGCCAAGATCCCCTATGGATTTCTTTCTGCCCCTACTTCTAAAAATATACTTAAAGGCCTCCTTAGTAAATGGTTTACTAGGTGTCTTCATACTTACTTCTCGTTACTGTTTAGGTTAGGGTTTTCGTCAGAAGGTATTTGTTTTTTCATAGCTATTTCTTTTACTGTCTCTGCTATTATTAACTCTTCTAATTTATCTGGGACTACAAAATCATATTCCCATAAACTTTTACATCCTGGTGTGCTGCAAGAAGATACATTGTCGATCTCTGCTGTTTCTACAGTTAATAAATATAGATTTACTATTTCTATTTCTGTATCTAGGAGATAAAGATAGCCATCTTTTACATAATAGTCTATATAATCTGTTCCTGAAACTCTATTTTTATCTCTTCTGTACTGTGATGGAATTGTTGCTTTGAATTCTTTTTCTCCATCTATTGTTGTTACTTCTTTTAGTGTATTACCATATCTGCTATAAATAAGTTTTGGTAACTTCTTTTTTGATTTCATAATAGAGTTACATTTTCTAAACTCTATGATGTCACACTTTACAGACTCGATTTTTTCTACTTCAAAGCAGTCTAGTGTAGTATACAAATTGTCTTCCCTAAAAAGACTTCTATCATTAAGCTTTTGTGATATGTAAAACATAGATTTTTGCTTCCCTACGTGTAAGATATATCTACGTGAAATTCTATCATCCTTAGATAATGCGTTTAGTCCATTTAATACTCTCGATGTAAATTCTGAATTAGTCACTTTTTTGCGATTTAAGTTTACAAAATTAGTTAAAAATTTTCTGTTTACCAAATTAGTTAAAAATTTAAAAAAGAAAGAGGGCCGAAGCCCTCTCTCACCCAACAGAAAAAAGAGGAAAACCAAAAACCTCTTCTCTTTTAAATTATACTATTATCATTTTATATCTATGTTATTATACACATGTACTGTAAAGTGCTTGCCCTCCAGTTCCATAAGTTAGTGAATTTGGCCAAATACATCTTCTATTACCGCCATAAACGCTGCTACTACCTACCCATTGACCTGGATTTAGTGTGCCCCCTATGATTTCATCAACTAAGCTACCAACACTAGGTGTATAAGCTTTCCAAGTTATTGGGGAACTACCGTTGTTAGTTAGTTTCCAACTTGTGGAAGTGACATTGCTGTTATCAGTATAACCAGGTGTACTTGTAGAGTTTATAGGTATAGTTCTTTGATTAGTTACTAGATTACCAGTAATATATAAAATATCAATAGTTAATGTAGTATCATAAGTACTTGGATCAATAGTCCCAGTAAACATAGAATTTGGGTCATAAAAAACGATGTCCTTTTCATACCCTGGAATATCTTCAGAAGGTGATACTACTAAAGTTGAACTATTTAATGGCACTTCTCCAACGTTAAGCAGTTTCCAAAAATTAAAACTTCCACTTAAATAGCTATAGTAGTTAGTACCTCCAGGTATCTCCCTATCACAAGGTTGGCAAGGGTTATTTCCATATAGATCAAATGGATCTCCTGTGCAGCAAGAGTCATATTCTGTGGTTGCCTCATAAGTTACTCCCTCAGTATCACTAGTCCATGAATCTTCATATAAATTTTGTGTAAGAAGAGCACATTGATTACTAAAAGCATATGATACCGGATTTAATCCGGCTGTATAATCAGTATATGGACTAGTGATATTATCTAAAGTTACTAGACCACCATTATCAGTTAATATATATCCTGAAAATGTAAATGTATCAACTGCCTCATTAACCTGACCTTGATTTATAAATATGCTTGGGAACTGTCCTGTAGATGAACCTGTAGAAAATTGTAATTGTCCAGCTCCACTAGGGACATTAAATATAGTTCCTGAACCAATAGTAGTGTATGATACTATATTTACAAAACTGCCACTTGGGTCTACGGTTTCTCCGTTAAGTTCTGAGTCAAAATTTACTGCTCCACTTATTATATTCTCAGAATAACCAGTTTGTGGATTCATGTTGCTTTGCCAATCTCCGCATAAAATACCGGATATTGTGCTTGTACATGACCTTGTTTCAACTAGTGTAGGACATGCTGCTCCTCCACCAGATGCTGGTGTAACTTCAGTTCTTGTTCTTGTCTCTGTTCCATTTATACATGCTGACCAAGCTGACCAATCTGACACTACACAATCTACTGGTACTGTACATGACCTTGTTTCAACTAGTGTAGGACATGCTGCTCCTCCACCAGATGCTGGTGTAATTTCAGTTCTTGTTCTTGTCTCTGTTCCATTTATACATGCTGACCAAGCTGACCAATCTGACACTACACAATCTACTGGTAATACTGATACTACTGGTATATCTTGGTGGTTTATACACTCTCCTTTAGATTGCACTCTAGTTATTGTTGTATTATCTGGAATTGTTAATGAATACCCTGCTTCTAGCAATGCTTTATCTACAGAAGATGCCACTAATAAAAAAGTTCCTGTAGAATTACTGTATATATCAAATGGTCCAGCATCCCCTCCTAGCAAGTCTATTGTTATCTTTACTATCATTTTGTTATTTTAATTATTTAATAAAAAACTACACTTGCTACTTTTGTAACTAGGTTATAGGATACAGTACCCACATGTGTTTTAGCAGTTAGGGGATCTACACCACAACACCCATCACCACTAGCATCTGGAACTAAGACTGCGTTGCTTGAAAAAGTGTTAATAACTGTACCTGTAGAAGTTATAGTATTACCTCCAGGTGTTATAGTCAGAGTTCCCCCTGTATAAGTTACTGCACTCACGTTTGTTAGTCTATCGGTAGCTGCATCACACCAACCTGCATATAATTCTACTCTTACATCATTGTTTAAGCTAATATTTGCTAATTCTAGATTTTTGAAGTTGATAACAATTGACTCTCCTTGTCCATTTCCAAAATCATCCCCTCCTTGGAATAAGTAAGCATTACTTAATAATGTTGCTGGTGTTGGTGTAGCATATTGACTAGGTTGTCCACATCCTATAAATTTATTATCTTCAACTGTGCCTGTGTTTTGAAATGTAGTAGCTGAGTCTAAATCTCTACCACCTGCATCTGAACCTGTATTATCATATTGGTAAGTTACAATCATGTAATCAAAAGGGTCTAAGATTATTTCCTCTGCTATACCCGTAAAATCACAATCTGAGCTGCTAAGTCTATATATATTTCTTTTAAAATTTTTCATACTTTATGCTGTTGTATTTCCCAACAAATAAAAAGTGCTTGTTGCAAGTTTCTTTTCAAGAAAAACTTGGTAGTTCTGTCCTTTTATTTTAAGTCCATTTACTGTATTTATAGTCGTTCCTGTTCCAGAAAATGTGACTACCCCTGTCCCTTCTTGTATAAAGCCTGCGTTAAAATTTGCTGGCAATCCAGTTGGAACTGTTATAGTTATAGGCGTTGCTCCATTCTCTATGAATATGGTGTACTCTGTATCTGTAGGTAACAATGTATAATTTGCTGCTGGAATAGTTTTTTGTAAATTTTGTACGCTAAATGTTGTTCCAGATAAGCTTAGTCCTGTTCCTGCTGAATATGTTGTGCTATTGTCAGTTGAGCTTATAGTAAAGTTTGGGTAAGTCCCTGTAACTGTAGTTGCACCGCCTCCTGTTATCACTACAGTTTGGTCTGGTGCTGTATTTGTAATAGTAAAGCTTGGGTATGTTCCAGTAGCTGAGATTCCTGTACCTGATGTGAGTGCCACTGTTTGGTCTGGTGCTGTATTTGTTACTACGTAAGGTGAGACAAATGTCCCAACCCCTGTTACTGATACTCCAGATCCTTGTTGTACTTTTGTTTCGCTACCATCTGTAGTTATTACTATATCGTCTCCGCTTTCTACTATAGAAAAAGAGCTTTGTGTAGATTTTATTTTTCTAAGTTTAAAATCTACATTGTCCCCAGTTCTTATTGCTTGTTTATAGACTCCTGCACCAGTACCAACATTTGATGCTGAGTAGGTTATTTGGTTATCTTGTATAAAACTTTTTAGTACCACGCTGTTTAGTCCAATTTGAACTTCTTTGTCGTCTGTAGATAGTCCTATAGTAATTATACTATTTGTTGGCACAAGTGATCTAATTTCTTTTCTCCCTATTCCGTCTACTCCTCTATACACCCTAGTTCCAGAGCCTACGCTTATTAAACTAAAAGAATTGGCTAACTGCTCTGATAAATCACAAAGGTATGTATCTAGTTGGCCAATTACCTCTGTCATCAATGTCCCTTGCAGTATCTCTGTACACGGTAGATTTTCTCCTGTATATTGTATACAATCTGTACTGAAATCCTTTATTGGGCATGCACAATCAGTTGGTACACAAGTTGTGCAAATTGTATTTGTTGTTATTGTATTTCCGCAGTTACACATTTTTATAGTTTTAGTTTGTTATTATTTATTCTTGCGTTCTCTCTAATCCAAGATAAGCTATTACTATATCTTCAATATAAGTATTATCACTGCCCCAATTTGCATATTGCTCCTCTGTAATAGGGCATTCGCCAGTAGCTAATATTTCTCCTACTTCTGTGCTTACTTCATAATAAGTGTAGCAATCTAAGTCTTTAGTGCTTAGTATAACTGGTCTAATCATTATTCTAGTAGCTGTTTTTGCTGGTAAACCAAGTGTTATTGGTTGAATTTCAATTGTGTTCATGTTTTTTAATTTTTAATTTTTAATTTTTAATTTTACCAGCTTAATAATGCTGATCTTTTCCAAGTGTTAGTTGCAACACACACATAAATATAGTCTGTTCCGTATCTTATATCTCCTACTGTTCCTGTTTCGTTTGCATTCGCAGGAGCTGTGTTTAAAGCGGTTAGTTTATATTGGGTAGCTTTTGTGGGTCCATTTACTATTAACTTGTCTAAAGCATTGCTGGTAGCACCTGCTATTAAAGTAGTTCCTTGTAATACTGTTTCTGTTATAAGCGAATTTCCTATAACAACCTGATTATTTTTAGTTGTAAATGCCTTGTAGCCTATGGCAGTACTATTAATAGTAGTAGAGTTTTGATCTGCTACTCCTCCAGCAAGTGCTCCAATAAAAGTGTTTTGGAAACCTGATATGAGATTTGTTCCTGCTCCGTAGCCAAGTGATGTATTATAGTTTGTTGTTGTGATAGAGTTAAGTGCATATCTACCAATAGCCGTGTTAAAATTTCCTGAGTTGTTGGCGAAAAGTGCATTTGCTCCAATAGCTGTATTTTGGTATCCTATAGTGTTAAGCCTTAGTGTTTCAGATCCAACAGCTGTGTTAAAGTTTGCTGAGGTGTTAGAGATAAGTGAGTCTATACCAATGGCGGTATTATTATCTCCATCTAAATTACTTTTAAGTGATTGTACTCCAATAGCTGTGTTTTTTAATCCAGTGGTATTTTCTAAAAGTGCATTTTTACCGGCTGCTGTGTTTAAGTTTCCACTGGTGTTTCCTTTAAGTGTGCCTGCTCCAATAGCTGTATTTTCAAATCCTATTTGATTTCCATATAGTGCTTCTATTCCAATAGCTGTATTGGTATTTCCTATCGTATTGTTTGCAAGTGCACTTTTACCAATAGCTGTGTTTAAGATTCCTGAAATATTAGAAAAAAGTGCCTCTTTACCAATGGCTGTATTTTCGGATCCACCTATGTTATTTTTAAGTGCGTCTGCTCCAACAGCTGTATTTTGGAATCCTGTAGCGTTTTTACTTAGTGCTGCAGATCCAATAGCTGTATTGTAATTACCTCCTGTGTTTAAAAATAATGAGTCTTTACCAACTGCTGTATTGTAGTCTCCATCTATGTTATTGTGAAGTGCGTTTGCTCCAACAGCTGTATTTTGAAATCCTTCTGTGTTTTCACTTAGTGCTGCAGTTCCAATAGCTGTATTAAAGTTTGCTATTGTATTGCTCATAAGTGCATCCTTACCAACTGCTGTGTTGTGTGTTCCTAGTGTGTTAGCTAAAAGTGCATCTTTACCAATGGCTGTGTTGAGTAAAAAATTTCCTCCTCCTCTACCAACAACTATACTATTTGCAATTAGATCTTTAGTAAATGTTTTGGTTCCTGCAATAGTTTCATCTCCAGTTTTATGTACAAGATTTTGGTCTAATGCTAGAAACGCATCTTGTAAATCTTCTACGTCTGTCTCTATAGCTAGTATTTGATTTGCCTGTACTGCATTTTCTTCTTCTAATTGCGTTGTTCTAGTATTATTACTTTGTAAAGATAACACCATAGCTTGTATTACTGCTGTGAGATCTTCGTTTGGGTTTATGAATAGGTATGTTATCGCTTCCGGATAAAATATGCAATTTGTAGAAGTATGTATTCCATTGCAAGGGTCTATTTGTTGGTTTAAAATTGGTATGTCTGTTTGACTACATGTTGCCATAATATTAAGATGTTTATGTGTTATTTACTAAGTATTGTAGCAACTCTCCTAAAGTGCTAATTTGTTCATTGCAAGCATCTACTATTCCAGTTAAGTCTACACAGTCTGTGATAATTTTATCACATATTGCTTCGTTCTCTAGATAGTTAACTTTACTTTTTAAGTCGCATATTTCTTGTTCATATTTTAAAAGAACATTCTTTACGATATTACGCCCTTCTTCTTTTACGTAGGTTAGACAATCATCTCCTAAACTAGATAGGTCAATTTCTGATTTAACTTCTCCTACTGCTAAATATAAATCAGCAGTTGTCTCTTCTATTGTGATGCAATCTTGATCTAATAGTGTTGAGAATGTTGGTACTTCTAGTTCATAGTAAGTACATGTGGCGTAGGTTTTTTCGCCACACATATTTTTTATTTTATTTCCACAATTTTTCATCCTTGCCCTTTATTTAATTTTAAGTAATTTTTTGAATTTTTAGATATTGAGGATTTTGATTTCGCATGTATTCCTTTTCTTCTAATTTTTATCTTCAGTTTTGCACCTCCAGATTCTGCTGATTTTTTTGCCATTCTTCTTGTTTGTTTTTAATTTTCTATTTATTCTTATGCTATTACAATATTTCTAGTTACTCCAGAAGTAGTGCCAAATACATTAGTCGTAGTTAATGAAAATGTCCATCTTAAAGTTGCAGTTGAATACACCATTAAGAATTGACCTTTAGTATATGTTGTGCTACCTATTGTTAGTGTACTCCAATTAGTAGGTGGGACAGTACTTGGTACGTCTTTAATTATAAAATAAAGAATACCTGATGCCCAATATAAACTCTCAATAATGGCGTTAGTGCCAAATAATGGAATACTAGGATTAACAAGACTACCATATGCAATTTGAGTATATCCCCATACTTGTGTTCCTCCCTGTCCAACTGTCAAAACTCCACTATACAAAGTATTTGCTGGAGCTGAAACTGAAGTTATTGGGTCTGTTAATTTTAGTGTTATATTAGTATTACCCGATGCACCTGCCCCATATGAAAAGCCATTTGTATAGTAGGGGGCTAGAGTGTTAAGGCAGGGATTTGAAGATGGTATATCCTTAAATCCTAGGTGACTTTGAAATAACAATGTGTTCGAGCTATTTCTAATTTGAATGGCAAGGGATTGACCTGGAGTCATAGGTATAAAACCAAAAAGTATACTGCCATTACATTGCGGAAGGGTTTGTTGTGTACTTAACTGAATCCAGGTTTTATTAAGTGGGTAAGGTTGTGTACCATCATAAGTACTTGATACATAATACCAAATTGTTGCATTTATTGTAGAAAGTGAAGGAGCAACAGCCCCAAATATAGTTAGCCCATTAAGTATATTAGACAACGCACTTTTAGGGATTAGTTGTAGAGCACTGTATGCATTCATACTAGCTGTGTCTAAGTTATACTTTGCTAGTGCATCAGTTTTATTCATACATTGATTTGATGTCACAGCTGATTGTCCGGATTTTAGAGTAAATCCTCCACCTTGTGCATCTGTAAAACTAACCATCTGATTTGCTAATAAATCATTCCAACCCATTATTTCTCTAGTTGTTTTATTCTATTTTCTAATTCTTGTATCTTTGCAACCAACACTTCAATGTAATTTACCGTAAGCATTCCATTAGTATCTTCACTAACCTGATCTGGATATTTTTTTTGCACTTCTTGTGCAATATATCCTATATGTATTTTATTATCTTGTCCATCCTTCCAGGTAAATTTAACAGTATCTCCATCCTGTTCAATAATATCTTTTAGCCTAGCATCAGATGAGTTAAAGAACCCAGTAGCTGTTACTGAACCAGTAAAAGTGGCGTTATTGTTGGTGGCAATATTCAGTGCAGTGCCTCCACCTACTTGTAACTGTATAGTTCTATCAGAGTTAGATGAGATTCCAGTTGAATATCCATTTACGTCAGGGAGACCATAGAAATCTGCATAAACATTTCCTGCAAATTGAGCAGTCCCAGATTGATCCAATGCTAAAGAATTAACATTTCCTGCCGAATTTTTAAATAACCATCCAGAAGAATTAATTGCCTGAAATTGATAGAAAGATGAATTACAAATTATTGTTCCAGTAGTAGTCCCATTAGAGTCAAATCCTAAACTTGCACTACTAGTTGTGGTTGTAATTTGTAAATTGTCAGTAAATTTTTTACCAGTACTAAAAGTTTGATTGCCTGAAGTTACTACACCCCCATTAGTTGGATTAGCTGCTGCTAAATTTAATACGCTTCCTGTAATTGTAGCACCATTTGCATTAGCCGTTGCACTTATACCGCCTACTGATGATACTGTTCCAGTATTACTTGTAAAACCACTTGGATTTGATGATAAGTAGTATGTATTAGTATCATAGCTAATAGTTCCAGCAGTAGACTTAACAAATCCTGTACCAGATAATAAAGGCTGACCTCCTAATCCTGTTAGTGTGTATGTTGGTATATTTAATACGTTAGATACTAATGTAGCTGCTCCAGAAGAACCAGTGACAGTTAAAGAAGTTATTCTATTCGTATATGCAGTATTCCAGTTTCCACTATTGTCTGCAGCATATGATATTGTACCAGCGGTTGATTTAACTAGACCTGTTCCACTTAAAGTGTTTTGTTTTGTGTTTAAAGCGGTTTGTGTAGCAGTTGATATTGGTTTATCTGAGTCTGACGTATTATCCACATTAGATAATCCAACCATTGATTTAGTTATCTCAATAATTTTTTCAATACTTCCACTAGTTGTATTTCTTGTTAAAATATTATAGGATCCAATACTTGTTATTGGAGTGTCAGTTAATTTAATTACTCCTTGTAATACTGTTTCTGTTATAAGCGAATTTCCTATAACAACCTGATTATTTTTAGTTGTAAATGCATTATAACCTATGGCAATGCTATTGTTAACGGTGGCTACCTGTGGTGATGTAAGAAGATCATCTTGTGATCCAAGAAAAGTGTTTCTAGCACCAGTTACAGTATAACCTGCTTTATAGCCGAGTCCTGTGTTATAATTTGATATTGTATTATCTTTAAGTGAGTCTACACCAATTGAAGTGTTATACGCACCACTAGAATTTGATAAAGAGGCAAATCTACCGACAGCAGTATTTTGAAAACCTCCAAAATTACTTGAGAGTGCACTTGAACCAACTGCAGTGTTCCAATTTGCATCAGCATTATTTCTAAGTGCATCTTTACCAACTGCGGTATTTTCTTCTCCATTAGTGTTATTTCTGAGTGCTTCTGAACCAACTGCAGTGTTTTGGAAACCCATAGTGTTACTTGCGAGTGTACCAATACCAACTGCAGTATTGTTATTTGAAATATTTAATTTAAGAGCTTCATAACCAACTGCTGTATTATACACTCCAATATAAGAAACTCCTGGAATTGCAGAACTAGCTTGTCCAACATTAGTCTGAAGTGCATTTGCACCAATAGCAGTATTTTGATAACCTCCAACATTATTTGAAAGTGCGTTTGCTCCAATAGCTGTACTATTATTTGCATTATTAAATTGAAGTGCATTAAACCCAATAGCTGTGGTATTAATTGCGGTATTTCCTATAGCACCTCCTCTGCCGACAGTTATGGTGTTTACAACTAGGTCTTCAACAAATGTCTTTGCTCCAGAAAATGTTTGCGGTAATGTTGTAACAACACCGCCAGATCCAATTGAAGCAGGTTCTAGGTTTAATACTGAACCTGTTAATGTAGCACCATTTGCGTTAGGTGCTGTGCCAATAGCAGATAATGTTATTGTTCCTCCAGCACTAACTCCGATAGCAGTCCTAAAAGCTGCCGCATCTAAAAAGCTTACTGTATTATTTGCATTTGCTCTTAAAAACGTTATTGCATTGGGGTTTGCTGCTGTAAAAATACTTGATCCAACTGTAGTTGCACCTAAACTAGTCCTTGCTAATGGTGCGGTAGTAGCTCCTGTTCCTCCATTTGCAATGGCTAAAGTGCCACTTAATGTAATTATTCCAGATGAAGCTGTACTAGGAAATAATCCTGTTGTCCCCCCTGAAAATGTAGTAACTGCTGAAGTTAAGTATGTGCTATTATCATAAGTGATAACTCCGGAATTAGCTTTAACAAATCCAGGCCCTGTTAATTTATCTTGTTTTAGTGCACCTAAAGCACTTACATCAGAAGTTAAGGCAATAATTCCTGAAATATTTGGTAAGGAATACGTTCTAGATGCTGTTAATAAACTATTTGATATGTCTGCAACTATGCTATTTGTTTTAAAAAATGATATAGTACTATTATTGAAATCCAGTAATTTATTTCCAGTGGTATTACTAAATTGCCACTTATTAGTGTTGGCGTATATCTGCATAATATTCCCCGTTAAATCTAAGTCTGTAAAATTTACAATACCTGAATTCATAAGGGGGGTGGCATTAAATGTTTTTATGCCATCAATAACTTCGTTGCCAGTTTTGTGGACTACGTTTGCATCGTCTGCAGGAGTGTATCCAAGCCATCCGGCAATAGTCTTATTTACCCATAGTGTTCCGTTAAAGCCTAATATATGGCCATTGACTGGGACTGTAGTTTTTAAATCTATGTCGTGTATCTCATCGAGCTCAAATCCGTTTTGTACCTTGACAAATATCTCTCCGTTATTTATATTAACTCTTGTTACAATACCTATGAATACAAGATGTGCAGGTGCGTATGGTTTGCCTATTAACCCATATATAAGATTACCATTGGTTCCTAACCATACCGGATCACCAATAACAGCGGTGCTTGTATTTAATCCTGCTAGTAAGCCTTCTGTAACAACGTTTGCAAAACCATTTATAGCAACAGTTGCATCTAGTAATCCCATTGTTTTACTTGAAGTTGCCTCAGAATTGTTTGATGCCAAAGAGGCAAGCATATTTGTGCCATCTGATCCAGATATATAAATTGCTTGCCCTTTGTTTATTGCGACTGCTGCTTTTACTACATGTTGCACTTTAGCTGTTGGTAATCCTGCACCTATTCCTAAGTCTGATAGCAGTTCATTACCTGTTCTATATTTAATAAGACCTCCATCAGACACAAGGAATTTATCTGTATCTAACGTGGCACTAGGTATGCTATTGATAGTAGCAGTTCCTTTTACATCTAAGTCTGAATATATTTTTTGCGACATGTTGGTTTTAGTCTATTGGGTTATTAGTCAATTTTTTGAACTAATGCTCTTACTGGATTTGCTGGTGCAGTTATGAATGTTACTGTAACTGCGAATGGAGTGGTCATTGATCTAGCTATATCTGCATAGACTACTTCTCCATTACTAGTGTCAAATAGTTGTACTATTACATCTGATGTGCCTAGTCCGTGTGCTACTGTTTGTGCTCCAGCTGTTGCTGTTAGTGTAGTAGCAAATGAATCGGCTGCTGCTTGTGCTGCTACATATGTTGCAAGAGTCGCAGGAGTTACAGCTCTAACTGTATCAGTTCCAGTATTTACTTCTGTTTGTGTAGCTAATTCAATTACGCCTGATTGAGTTTCTGTTGCTGCTTGGATTGTATCTAAACTTACAGCGGTTACAGAACCCAAAGCATCCACAGTTATGTCTGCTACAAATGATAAACCTCCACCATTTAAAGTTGCGGTAGTATATGCAGGGTGTACATATAAGTTAGCACCTGTTGCAATACCGTCTAATTTTGTTTTGTCAGCAGCACTCATTACACCGGCAGCTGATGTGGTGGCATTGGATAAATCTCTGGTTGTTACTGATGTAACGTGTCCTAAAGTATTAACAACAACGCTATCAATAACATTAATACCATTATTTGTAGCATCAACAGTTATAGCTGTTTGTGTGGGGTGTACGTAAGCGGTGTACTCAGTAGGTATTGGTATATTATAAAATGTTGTACCATCATTTGTAAATTTCCATCTATCTATAGATTCATCCCATATTAACGATACATTTGTTAAAGTACCTCTTTCTACTTCGATACCACCGTTTTCAGTTGGTGTTGCTCCAGTGTAGTTGCTATTTAGTGTAATTATGTTATCAGCTAATAAGATGGTCTCTGTATTTACTGTAGTGGTAGTACCACTTACTGTTAAATCTCCAGATATAATTACATTATTTGAGAATGTTTTATCTCCTGCAAAAGTTTGTGCATTAGTTGTTACAACTCCTGATGCAGATGCTGTTGCTGATGGTATTGCTGGATATGATACGGCTGACATACCAACCCCTGTTAGAGATCCTGTAGGTCCTGCTGTAGTTCCTCCAGTCCATGCAAATGCTGTAGGATACCAGTTGGTATCTGGATTTGCTGGAAGTGTAAGTGTTAAGTTACTTTTTGTTACAAGGTGTCCTTGTGCATCATATGTTACATAAGGTACAACAAATGTTCCACCAAAAGCTAAAGTTCTTGTTATACCAGTATCTCCAAAGTTACTTGCTGTTATAGCGTTTGAGTGGTTGAATGTGGTTCCGCTTAATGATAAACCTGTTCCAGCTGTATATGTTGTGTTTAAAGATGCTATTGTAATAGTATCTGTTAAAGCATCTGTGGTTATTGTTACATTAGAGCCTCCTACAAGTGTTAAAGTATCATTATTAGTATCTGCTACTACATTAGTTTGTCCAGATACTGCTATGTTTTTAAATATGTTTTGAGAAGATCCAAGATCTGTATTTGTTACTGTGACTGCTCCTGTAGCACTGTTTACTGATATTCCAGTACCTGCTATTATTGATGTAACAGATGCTGTTCCTGCTGCTATATAGTCAAAAAGTAAATCAGATGTTACAAGTCCAGTACCTCCGTTTGTAACTGAGGTTGCTATATCTAGTGCTAATGATACAGATCCAGTAGTTCCACTAGTAACTGTTAATTGAGATGTGGTTGATGCTACACTTGTAATATCACCAACTGGTACCCATGTGGTGCCATCATAGATATATAATTTCTTGTCTCCAACAGTAGAATTATAATAAATTTGCCCTTCTGTACCTGCTGGTGCAGTCCCAAGTGGGTGTATTATTGCATTTTGTAATTGGTTCTTACTTAAATCAATGTGGGCTAAAAATTTCATATAATTTTAGTTTAAATAAGCTTTTCCTGAAAAGGAGGCTTGAAAGGTTACTGTTACTTTATTGTTATCGTTGTATTCTATATCCCCAACTACTACACTTTCTCCAGAATCTACAATAACTACTGAAACGTATTTGTTTAAGTTATGTTGTATTTCCCAAGTGTTTGAAGCGGATAGCTGTAAGTGTACATAATTTTTGTCTCCTACGACTGTTCCTGTTTGGTCTATAAGCGGTACTGGTACCCCATTTAGATCTGTAATATAAGTTGTTACATCTTCTTCCCCAGTATTTTTTACATAGTATACTGAATTTGGTCTAGGGTTGATTGGTAAAACTTTTACTTTATAGTGTTTTACTTCTTGCATATTACCATTCTAGTTTTTCCCAATCGCAACATTCATTTGCCATTGTGTTTAGTTGATCAATACCGTATGGTATATCGTATAGCTTAAAGTCTTTAATTTTGATTTTATATTTCGATCCTTCTAAATCGCCATTTATTTTTTTAAAAACCCAGTCTATTAATTCACACTCATCTGTGCAAAGTATGTTGTAAAACATCTGAGAGTGTTTCAGCTTATCTCTATCTAATTCATTACCTACTCCAAATTTCTTGTTTAGGTAATATAAGTCAGCATTAATTAATATATCTTTTTCAAATTTATCAAAATAATTTTCCTGACTTAGTTCTAAGTAATTTTCTTGCCCTGCCATATTATATACAGTCTAAACATTCTCCAAATCCTTTTAGTAGAGATTTTGCTTCTGAAAAAAATCTATCTGCTTTTACAATATCTCCTACTTTTGCGTGTGATTTAGCTACTTTTATTAGCCAATCAATATCATATACTTTTTCCCTAAAACTTTTATCGTTTTTAGAATACTCAAACCCGTGTTTTATTATTACTTTTGATAGTTCTAATTCTGTCCTGTCTGTTTTTAAATAGTACTTGGTTTTTTCAAAATTACTATACCCACTTTTTAAGCATATTGTATAAACTCCATCTGGAAGATCGGCATATACTTCATCTTTACAGTCGTTTGTAAAACATGTTATTCCAAGATTATGGCTATTGAAAGATGCTATGGCTTTTTTCTTAAAAGAAAATGTAAATGCTTTTTTTGATCCAGGTAGTGTTATTAGTATATTTGCCGGTAAAGTTTCTGCATGTACCCAGTCACTGTTATCTCCTATCCAAAGTGTCTGTACTGTTGATTGTATTACATCAAAGTCTATTTTTATCTCTCCTATTACTTGTGGCATTGGTTTTTTTATTTATTAGTTATATTCTATTTAATGCAGAGTCTTTTATTTGCTGTTTTTTAAGGTGCACAGATATAAGTACCATTAATATACATTTTACTATTGGTAGTAAATGTAACTGGAGTTCCTTGAATTAATAAACTTTCAATTAAAGGTTTAGGGGTTGCTGTAGTTTCTTTTAGCCAATGTAAGTCTAACACTAAAGAGTTAGGTAAGTGGTCAGCAACCATTTGTATGTGACCATTTAATTCATCAGGGGGTAATGTTGTATTAACCCAAGACCATGCAGAAAAATGATTTGCTGCTGTAGGTATAGGTAAAAATGGAAGTTCTGTTTTAAACTGCCCTGTACCAAAATTGGTAACAGTTGACAAATCTATAACAATATTGAATGAAACCATTTGCCCAAATCTTACATAATAAGAATTGTATGTGGGATAAGTAGCGTCAGTTCCTGTAAAAACTAATCCTGTAGCTTGAAATATAGGAGACCATCTAACTGCTACTTCTGCTCTTGAATATATTAAAACCCAAACAGCGGCTCCTTCTGTATTAGCAGTACATAAATAAATATCTCCATTATCTAATATCCATCTACTGTCAGGTACAAATCCTCTAGTAGAATCATCATTAGCTCCTGGGGTAAGTGTAAAGTTATACTTTACTTCACGAATAGTGAATCCATCTTGTTGTAGAACATACTGTCTTCCTGCTTCCCATTTTAATTCGTAATCTATAGAACATACCTGAGCAATACCACCATTACCTCCATTGTAACTGTTAGTGGTTCCTTTTTGTAATCTTGAACCATTATCAAAAGTTACTTTAGCAGTATCAAGTAATTCAATATTATTTGTAGTTGTATTACCTTCAGTTGTAACTTCTTGTAAGTCTTGTGAACCTGCTCCTCCTGTTTCAATATCATCTACTATTTTTGTTAATGCTTCGACTTCCTCTGGGAGTCTCCACCAGTTAACTTTTGGCTCTAGTGGGAATTTATTTTTTTGACTTTTCATTTTTTAAAATATTTTATATTGAACTATTATACCCCAACTAGCTTTTTCTTCGCTTCTAATATTATAGTTTAAGCCGGTTGCCCATTTACTGTGTTCTATTAACAAATTGCCATATGCTGTGATGCTTGATGTAGATAGTTCATTCGACCTCACTCCTGCATAGCCATGGAATTCTATTTTCTTAGGCTTTTTTAATATTTCATTTTGTACTTGTATGTAGTCTTTTTGGCCAGATATTATATCATTGTTTATTGATACTTGATTCTCAAGATTTGTGACTACTTTCTGTAAGTTAACTATTCTATTGTCTTTCTCTTTTACTAGCTCTTTGCAAGAATCATATTTTACTAAATCTATTGCTGTAAGTCTTGCCTCTCTTTCTGATAATACTACAATGCTATCTTTCTTCTGAGTATCTATCTGTGAAAAACTTTTGAAGCCCACTAATAGGAAGACTATCAATAACTTTAATTTGTACATATTCTTTTTCTTTTATTTTTTTTATTCTATCTACTATAATAGTATCTATTTTTTTAAGCTCTGACTCTTCTTTTTTATATGTGGCTGCCTTTTTTTCTAGGCTTTCTATTTTAGTTTTTAAAGTCTCTGACTCTTTTACTAATTGATCTCTATTATTTTGATATAGTACTATTGAAAGTAGCCATATAATTATTAATGCTGATCCAAGCCATTGTTCTTTAAAAAAACTTAATACTTTAATAGTGTTCATTTCTAATTTTTAATTTGGAAGTGCATCCAATCATAGTTTTTTTCTCTGCCTAAAGATTCAAACCCGTGTTTGTAAAAAATATCAATCATTGGTTTATATTCAGGTCTTGCAAATCGTGCAGTCTTTGATGTCTCTTTTAGCGTATTTCTTGCAGGGTCTAAGTCTATTGCTATTCCCCAAGAATGTGTAGACCAAGCTGATCCACCTCTCATTTTTCTGTAGTTGAAACACCCACCAAATAAATCAATTCCTAGCTCCTTTATTTTATCATAGCTATAAGCTTTATGTATTTCATTAAATACAGATAAAAACTTATCAGCTACTAGTTTATGACACATCATTGTATTTACTTTAGTGTCTAAATCCCAAGCAAGTCGCATAGGATATGGGAGTTGGATTTTAACTAAATACCCTGCTCCAGTTTCATTTGGAGTTCCGTATTTTTTTATTATCTGTGCTGTTGTCATATTACTTTAATTCGTCTATTCCGTCTTTTAATTCCTTAGATCTTCTTAGTAAGGCTTTAAGTTTTTGAAAAATATCAACTTTAAAAGCCGCTTCAAAGTTCTCTTTCATACTAGTTAGTTCAATAAATATTATCACTATTGCTATCACCTTTGTAAAAAAGAATGGTATACTAAACCATATCTTAAAGAACTCCCCTAATAAAAATTTATCAATTGTGTATAGTAATAGTATTGCTGATTGGTATAGTACAAATTTTGATACTATGTTACTAAGTTTTCTTGATGTAACTTTATCTTTTAATATTACTGCCTTTGCTATCCCAAGTATTGTGTCTAAAGCAATGGCAACGCCAACTGCTACTAGTATTCCAACCACTGGTGCAAAAAACATTAATAATGATGTCCCTATATAAAATGCATAAGTTTTCATTTTTTGTTTTTTTTATTCTATTGTATATAGAGTTAGATTATAAAAAAAGGGAGGAGTAATGCTCCTCCCTGATTATTTTTAGATTACGGTATCACCACTGGTGTAGGATAAGCTTCTACAGTAGGTAATCCTGCTGCGGTTGCTAAGTCGTTGATTAACTCTTCGACTCCTTGGTACTTACAAGCATCTACTAAGATGTGGTAGTCGATGTTCTCTACTACTTCTCCTGAGAATGATTGTGCAAATCTATTTGTTCTAATTCTGATAGAATAATCTACGTATTGTGTAGTTGGTTTCAAGTGTGATTCTTGTCCTAGTACTAATTTACCGTAGTTGTTTCCTGCCAATCTCTGACGATTTTCAAAATATACTCTGGTACGCTCTTCTAAATCATAGAATTGTCCACCTACTGCTTCTGGTTCTGTTCCAATTGAAAGTAATTTCACTGCAAATCTTCCGTTGCTTCCAGCACTAAATGATTCTGAAACTGCTCCTGGAGCTGCATTTGCAACAGATATTCTTGTAGATGAGTATACGAATGGTAAATCATCTCTGTATTCTTCTGATCCTGCAAAGATATTAACTTTTGATTTCAAATGAATACCCATTTTTGCTGTTCCACTATAAGTTACTGCTGCTGCTTCCCAAGCTACAAATTCGTAAGGCTCTGGTGCAGATGCAACAAATAAATCTCTTAGGATTGGTGAACACTCTTCTGATACTACGTCAGTAAGTACTGTAGTAGTATATACGGTTTGACATGCTGTAGATGTACCTGCTGTAATTGTCAATTGTGGATAAGCTGCTTGTAGTTCTGAAGTTTTAGGATCTCCACAGTTATCGTCTGCTAATTGCAAAGTATATGTTTTTGCTATTGCTTTTCCTGTTGCTCCTGCAATCCATTCAATAGCTGTAGTGACATCTGTACAATCTGGTGCTCCTGCACAATCAGAATCTTGTGATGTAATTGTTTGCACAAAATCTGCCAATACTGTAGCTGTAGGTGCTAAGATTACATACTTAGATACTCCTCCACCTGCTCCTACTGAAAAAGATTCTCTTTTTACTAAGTGTGCTGGGTATTGAGCTTGAACTAATGCTAACGCACTTGCATTTCCAGCATCTTGAACTGACAAGCTTGAGAATGTATAAGCTGTACCTGTAACTGTACCTGGGTTAGTGCTGTTTACTGGAGTAATGTCGATATAATCTGTAATTGGAACTCCTCCTGATAATGTTATATCTTTTAATCTTTCTACTCCTTTTTCTACAATTTCATGCATTGTAAATGTTCCTGTGTTTGGTGCCTCTAAGTAAAGTTTTACTGTAACTTTTGCTTCTGGGTATCCTAACATACCAATTGCTTCTCCAGATAATGTAATATCAATTACCTCATTATCACCGTTGCTTAATACAATTGCTGTATCGTTGTTAATACCGTCATATCCGATGATAAACTCATCTACAGATACTCCTAGTTTTGGTGCGTTTACTTTAATGTCTACAATCTCTGAAAGTTTGAAAGGCATTGAAGAATATGCTTTGTTAGATTGTGAACGAGTTGGTGTTAAAGGTGCGATACCTAATTTCAACTCAAATAATCTGTCTTTTGGTGTTGCTGGAAAAGTGTCAACTACTGCCATACCTAGTGCAGATGGTGTAGCTCCTTTATCAACAATACCAAACTGTCCTTTTGCTAATCTTGTAGAATAGCCATTATTCATTACTAAACCTTCGTTAGTAACAAATAAAATTGTTTGTGGTGCGTGACTTGCCATTTTTAATTTTAATTTTAGTTATTATTTATTTATTTATTGTTATTATACTTTTTGTAAAGCCCTTTGCATATCAATTTGATATTTTGGGTCTGATCTATTTCCTTCAAATATACTTGCTGCCATTGAAATAATTCTATCTAAGAATTTGTCATCAAATTCTGGTGCAAATAACTCATTAAACGGGCTTTCGGGATCATCTTCTACTACTGTTCTTATTTGTACTGGGTATCGGTAATAAGATAAGAATAATTCATCATTAGAAAAACAATCTTTGTAAACATGTAGTTTATTTGAAGCTATTGAAAATGGTGCTTCTCTGGCTATAAAAGAGGGCTTATTAAATTCGTCTTGTAGTATCTCTACTTTATTGTCATCTTTTATTTCGTATAGACTAATTTTTTGGTCTTTACAAGTACTGTTAGATGCTTTTGTGTAAGCAGAAGAAAGATCGAAATAATCTTTTGGTAGTGAAAAAGTATCTGCATATTCTACAGATGCTGTTTTTAATATTTTGTAGTTTGAGACTAGTATTTGTTGTATGTATCTACTCTCATCATTTTTTTTATTGTCTAAGATGTATTCTATCATCTTATTCTGAGCTTCGTTAAATGTAACTACAAATCTTCCTCTATCTCCGGCAACATTTGAGTTTTCAAAGTTGTCATTTACTTTTAGTAAAAATTTTATATAAGTTTGTTCTGTAGTCATTTCCTATTTAAAAAGGGGGTAATTAAATACCCCCGTATTTATGTTACTCAAGAAGTCCTGTAAAAATCTGTTTTAGTTCTTTGTCTTCTTTTACTTTCCTAGCAGCATTTTTCCAGCCGCTTTCAACAAAGACATCATCTATCCAGATTTCTCCTTTTTTATTTTTTACTTTACCTTTGATGTAAAGTTCTTTTAGTTTTGAGTGGATAAAAATTTCTTCTTCTCCTTCTTCGGTCTGGTACCTTTCTACTGTCTCAATAAAGATTTTATCATTTTGATATTTATCTTCTTTTGATTTGATAAAGTTACCGAATATTGTGTATAGTACTGCGTCTTCTGTAGCATTTGTAGCACTAATTCCTAAGTAGTCTAATACTCTTATTAATCCTTCTCTGTCTGTGCTTAACAAATTATAAAATAAGGCTGATGCTTTAGCTTGTCTCATTTCTTTTTCTGCTTCTCTACTAACCGAACTGTCTTTATCTACTATACAGTACATTGAGATTGGCTGCTTAAACTCTGGGTGTGACTCCATATGTTTAGGTGTAACTCTTTTGTGGATAAGTAGTAAGTATAGTCTAAGTAAGTCTTCTGCCTTTGCAGTATCAAACACTTTACCTCTTTGTAAATCAATTCTGAAAGAGTCCCAGAATCTGTTATTACTTGAATTTTGATCTAGGACATTTTCTCCTTTTTCTTCTTCAATAGGTTTTATTATGTTTTCTTTTAGTGCTTTTAGTGCAGCTACTCTAATCTCTGGTTGAATTGCTCTCATAAAAGAGCTTGAAGTTGGATATAAACCCGTATCCCAAATACCTCGTTCTCTATCAAAAACGGCCCCTGGAAATGTGTCAACTACGGTGTCGCTTAACACTTTTGTTGTATTATATTCCTTAAATCCATCTGGTGCAGATGTATCTAACTTTTCTTTTATTTCATACAATGTATTTTTTTTAATCTCAAAGTCGTAGATCTTCAATATTACATTGTCTGTATCTTTGCTTTTTACTGCCATAATACTTTAGTTTTGGTTACTTAACTTTTTTCTGTGTTGGGTTGTATTCTTTGGTTGGTTAATTCTTATGCAAAATTACAAATTTAATTCGTTATCTGCAAATTCGTTAAATTTCCTACCCCACCAATCTAGGTGAGGTAAGAACTATTTAACTATTTAATCTTAGTTGAAACCTTTTCTTCCAGCTTCGTCTAATTCAATCATTACAAAACGAGTTAAATCTCTAACGTGAATATCTGCGATATTAAATGCCCAGAACTCTTGTCCGATTTGTTTCATAGATGACATTACGTCTCCTGCTTTTCTGTAATCGTAACGTCCATTTGTTGTACCCCAGTAAGTCATCTCACCTTGTGGTTTAACTAAATAGATGTTAGCTCCAGAGTTACCACCTTCTACTAATGTAGATCCTTTTGGTAATGCTTTGTTGTTTGAATACATTTGATCCTCAACATCCCAAATAACCATTGAGTAAGCAGTTGGTGATAAGTTCTCTGGGTGGAAACCACCTGCTAAACGATCAACACCTTCCATCATGTTCAATGATGTATCTTCTTCAATTTCTACGCTTCCAATTCCTGGAATGAATACTTTTGTAAAACGGATTGGCACATACTCCAAGTTAAATGGATCATTTCCACGAACTGGATTCGGGATAGTTCTTTCTGTACCTAAGAATGTATTCAATGATGCGTTTTGTGAGTTCACCTCGTCAGAGAAAATCTCTAGGATATTTTGGTATGCATATTTACCACATTTGAATTTCAAACGTCTTTCAACATCTTGTTTGAATGGGTTAATACGGAATACATATTCTGCAGCTTCTTTTAAGTGATCACGAGTGATTCCGCCTGGACGACCATACTTAACAAGTTTTCCACGTCTCAATTGGTGCCATAAACCTTCGTTTAATCTAGCAACTCCATTTGAATCACGAACTGTAGCAGCACGTTGAAATAAAAGTTTTTGTGCGGTCAATCTTTCAAGCTCTCTCATTGTCAAGAACTCCATTGTAGCTCCGATTTTTGCATTTTTCATATCTGGAACTTTTTTACCACCTTTGGTAACTAAGTTTGTCAATACTGCATAATCGTTACCTCCAAATTCTGATTGTAATTTATCTAAGTATGATTTAGATTGTGCATCTGCTCCAGAAAATGATTTAGAGTCAGCCATACCAGTGATATAAGCCTCAACCCCTGATGCAGAACCCAAACGGAATTCACATCTCATTGTTCCTACTGTATCTGGTAAGTCAAAGTGAGAGAAGTTAGTTCCTCTTTCTCCTAGGATAGCATGACCTACTTTAAAGTATTGGATACCTTTAGCTAAGTTTGATGCTAAGAACCAAGTGCTCTTGTCATTGTCTGCCAATTTAACTGTGTGTTCAAATCCTTCTCCAACAGATACTACAGGCTCTTCACCAGAAACGATGATTTGTTGTCCGTAATATTTATCATTTGCTAATACATCTCCAGTTGTAAAAGCTCTGTTCAAGATAATCTTGAAAGTACTTCCATCAACTCCAGGATATGCTTGTCCAGAAGTATCACGAGTAGTATAACATCCTTTGTATTCTTCTACAGCGATGTCGTAAGTGAAACCTCCGTCCCATCCATTAACTTCAAGGATAGCTTTGTTTTGTAATAATTCTCTAAGAATACCGTAGCTTCTTACTGCTTGTTTACCCCATAAGTTCATCAAACCTAAGTGATGCTTGTTTGGGTCTTCTTTGTACCATGAGTAAAGTGAAGGTAAGTCTTGTGCTCCACCGATTGAAGAAACTGTTTTCTTGTCTGTGAACATTATTACTTGGTCTCCATTTACAACGAAAGGAATGTTTTGTTGTGTTACCATTTTTAATTTAATTTAATTTATTGTTTATTTTTAATCGAAATTCAATGTTTCAAGAGCTGATATTGCTGATGTTTCCTCTTGTTTTGTTCTCGAAACTTTTGTAGTATCTTGTACAATTTTAATCTTTTTAAGATTTTCTAGTTGTACATTTTTCTTAGTTTCTGATGTCACCCTCTTAATATAGGTATCTTTATCTAACATAAACTGGATAAGCTCTCTTGCTTTTTTTGGATCATTCATCCACTCTTCATATATGTTGTCAATCTCAAAAGATCCATTTTGGTCTTTCTTTGTAGCAACATCTACAAATTTTCTAGTCAAACTTTCTGAAACGCCCTCTGTTTTAAATTCTTGGGCTAGTCCTTTTCTATATTCTTTTATTCTTTCTTGCTCTTCTTTCTGATCTTCAATTAGCTCTTGTTCTTTATTTTCAAGACCTTTGTAGAATTGCTGTCTTTGATATTCTACTATTTTTTGTGCCTTAACATCTAGTGTTAAGTCCTTCTTAGACGCTTCTACTAATGCTCTTGCTTCTGAATTACTGTGGCCCATTACTTTTTGGTAGTACCACCCTAATACATCCGTGTTATGTGCGTCATTATCTTCATCGTATCCTTGGAAAGGCTCTTTTAATGAATCTGGATTTTCAAACAATGCTTTGGCTAACTCAAGATCTCCGCTTTTAACTATGTTGATAAGACGTTTTTTAACTTCGTCTAATCCATCAACTTCAACGTATTTAGACTTAAATTCTTCAGCCTTTTGATCTTTGATAGCTCTCTCTAAGTTTTTAAATGTGTCTTTATCCACATTATCCAGCTCTGAAAGTAGTTTTTCTGTGCCGTCTTCTGTTTCAATCAGTACGTCTTCCCATTCTCCAGAATCTAGCCTATCCTTAATAATATCAAAATAAACTGCATCTGTGTTATTGAAAGATATTTTTTCTTCCTTCTCTTCTTTTTTTGGAGTCTCTTTTTTCTCTGGTATAATAACTTTTTCTTCTTTTTCTAGATCTAAGTTATCTACCTTATCTTCATCCTCATTAGTATCTTCTGATAAATCAATGTCTACTTCTTCCTTCTTTGGATTTTCTCCGTCCTCTAGTGAAAAGTCATTGAATTCTAATAATTGTTCAAATGACAGTTCTTGTTGGTTTTGTTCTGTTTTCATTTCCTGTGCAAAATTAGTGGTTTTTTTTGTAACTGCAAAATTAGTTAAAATTTGCTTTTAGTAACTTCCTGTTGTTAAATTATTTTTAATTAGTTAAATATTCTTTAATTCTTATTTATTTCTGCTATATATCTATCATTCATCATGCCTCTATCTTTCTGTTCAAGTTGCTTTAGCTTTACCTCTAGATCCTTGCTCATGGCAGATGCTTTATCGGAAACTTGCTGTTCCTGAATATTTAGTTTCCTATTATTTGTATCAATATCATTGCCCATCTTCATTTCTTTCAGTGCCATATCAGCTTGTACGCTAATATTTTTGAATGATTGTGCATCTGCTTGTTTATCTGCTGCTCTTCCCTGTGCTTGTATTTCTTCTTGCATAATTCTAGCTTCTCTATCTCTTTGATTTTGATCAGCTTGCCAAGTTCTTTCTGCATCTTTCTCAGCAGAAGCTCCTTGTATTTGTTTATCAGCAAGTTCTTGTTCGTGAGCTCTTTGTGCTTCAGTTTCTTTTTGTTTTTCTCCTCTTCCTTTTTTACCTATAGCTACAAGTTCAACTATTGTGTCTGCTGAGAATAATTCAGCATAGTCAAGTAAATCACTTCCTAATGTATTCATATTTAATAAAGCTTGCTTCATTGTTTCAAGCTCTCTTCGTTTTTTAGGGTCGTTTACTGGAAATACCCCAATTCTTCTTAGTGGGAAGTCTGGGTCTGATAAGTGCATAAATATTTTATCCCCGTCAGAGTTTGAAAATACAAAATCAACATCTAAGTAATCTTTTTGGCAATACTGTGCAATTGATAAATGTAGCTCCATTGCTTTTCTCCTAGCTACAGCCATAGTATTAAATATGTCTGCTGTCTGCATATAAGATGCCTCTGTACCTTGTTTTACACCAGTTGCTGTTTCATATACACTTGGCTGCCCAAGTCTTTGTGGTGTTATGCCAATTTGCTCTAAGGCTTTCTTTTGGTAATACTCTGACAACTGAATTCTACTATTGATTTGTTTATCAAAAGATATATCCTGTGTCATAAAAGTATTCATTTGGCCATTGGCCCCAGCCATGTTTTGTTTTGTAGTATCTAAAGGTACTAATCCAACATCTTTTGCTAAGTCTCTTAGTTTTCCTAAAGATTCCTCAATCGTTCCATGGTCTTTATACTCAGATGGTAAAAAGTTTATGTCAAATAAGAAGAACATTCCTATTTCTTTTTCTAACAAATTAAATATCTGATTTAAGCAAATATTATATCCGATCTGGTATGGTCTTAATTTTTGTGCTATCGATGAACCTATTACTCCACCAACTGGTATCTTTACATCAAATACATTTGATTCCCCTCTAATTTGATAAGGTAGTGGCTCAATTCCTAGATATAAATTTTCTGTTAGAAATGAATTCCCAGCATTTATTTTTGTACCTTGCCAAATTTCTGGTACCCAAAATTCATACATACAGTTTGGCTCTAGATTTTTTTGTATATCTTTTAGTGCCTTTGTTGTAACTTTTTTTATACCATTTTCCTTTACAAATTCTGGTAATATGTCATCTGTTATGATTGCTGTATCATCATATCCGGCCTCTGTTGTGTAGTTGATAAACCACATTCTTTTCCAACTTCTCCAATATGATTCTGTAACTTGTAGTAAATCTTTTCTAACATTTATGTCGTCTCTTTGTATTCTACTATAGTTGTAAGCAAGGTTATTATTATTTTGAAATGGGCTTAGCCAGTTTGGTATTCTTTGTTGGCCGTCTGGTGTGTCTACGAGTACTTCCCCCATTGGTATATCCAATGCATCTTGTATTTGTAAACCCATATCGTAATTGTAATAGTTATGAAAAGGTAGAGTTTGAACTTGTCCAAACATACCGTTATTCATAGCACTTTTCCAGGACTGAATTTGGGAATTTGCATTTCCTCCGTCTGTCTCTGCATAGTTTATATTCAATCTCTTTATTTCTACTGATGTAAGTAGATGAGAATACCTTTTAATTATATCTGATGGAGATATATAGAAAACTCTTCCTACATATTCACAGTCTTGTGGGTTCTCTGCCGTAACATCTTGAGAAAAGAACGTCTCAAGTGGAGACCATCTTTCTGGTTTATAAAAGTCATACCCAATGTAATAGTTTCTAAAAAATCTACCTGTTATCAAGTAATCTTCCATCTCCTGCTTGTCAAGCTTATCCATGTAAAATCTCTGTTGATCTTTTTCAATTACATGTTCTGCCCATTCTGCTGCTTTTGTTTTCCAGTCTTTCATCTCCTTCTCAATCTGAGAAGGTGATATAATTTTTGCTTTTTCTTGTTCGAGCATTTGCATATATTGCTGTTGCTCTTCTTCTGTTTTGAAATCCTGCTTATTGGGGTTTACTCCTATCTTTGCAAGCTCAATATCTAATTCTTTTTTGAATGTGTCAAGTGCGTACTCTCTAACTCTTCCGGATCTTTCTCTTAGATATTCGTTTTGAGAAATGTCATCAATAGTGTCAACCTTAAAATCATCTTTTTGTTCTAGCCACTCTCCTACAAGCTGTCTGGTTATTATACCAATGAAATCGTAGTGTTTAACAAATGTTGGTATACCTACGCTGTCTCCTAGATCTCTAACTCTATTTAAAACTTGGTTGTCTGTTTCATAATCAGAGTACGCAAGTCTTCCTTCGAGCATTTTATACAAATCTCTAAATTTTATATTCTCGCCAAGTTGGGATATACCTATTGATTCAAGTGCATCCATGTTTTTCTTCTTCCAAGAATCCTTTTCCTTTTGTGAGTCAGGAACAGTTTGTGTTGGTAGAGAGTGCGTTGAGGAAACTGATGTTCCTACCCCATTATAAAAAGAGTGTGTATTATGACTATCCATTATCTTTGTTTAAACCGCAAAATTAGTTAAAATTTTTGACAACACAAAATTAGTTAAAAATTAGAAATACTTTTTTGGTCTACTTGAAGCTCCATATAGTCTTTCTGCTAAACTTTTTTCTGGTTGTTTTTTAGTATTTTCTTCTTTGTTTGTTTTTCTACTATTTAATACAGGTAGCATGTAATTATTAAATAAATAAAACTCATAACCAAGACATGACATAAATGAGGTAATCCTATCTACGTTATTATCTTTTTTATAGGATATTATTTCATCTAGTAAACCAATATCATTTATCATTTGTACGCCTAGTACTGTCTTTTCTTCCCCGTTCTCATCTAGTATTACAAACTCTTGTCTCATATAGTTTTTTACTAATCCTAACAAGAATCGTTTATTTTCTGGGCTTGGGTTCCATCCATATCTTCTTCTCCCATTTGATTGCTGTGTCATATCTGATTTGAAGTCCATTGACTCAACAAGCCATAGGTCTGTAGCTCTTTTCCTGTCTAGATATTCCTTGAATCCCATATCGGCATTCTCCATAAATGCTTTTGCATTATAGGCCTGCATTAATAAAAATATCTGCCTGTATAGCTTATTATGTGGGTCTGGTCTTGCTGCCACAGATGCTACAATTCTACCACACCATTTATCCATTCCTATATTTACTTTGTATATGTGGAATGATCCAACAGAGTCTGTTCCAGATTCTTCTTGTTTATAATCATCAAATCCCCCTACATATAAATAAGGCACTGGTTTTGTTGTTGGTAATTCTTCGTATAATACAACTGGTGCATCAACAAATCCTCCGTTATGTGGGTATTCTGCAAGTTCCCTATTGTTCATTTCATAGAATATCTTGCCTGAACCATCTTGCATAATAGTTACCTTTTTGCCACATTCTCCTGACTCTAGTAAATATTCTTTATGTCTTTTTGCTTCAAGTGCCGGGAATGGGTTTTCTTCAGATGACATAAAACAATCTTCTGGGTCTAGTGGGTATTGAACTCTTTTCTGTTGTTCTAATAACTGCCCTTTTGATCCACCAATTGCTCTTGCATCCAGCAATGTCTTTTTTAATAGGTTCGTATTATTCTCCCAGTTTGTTGTGTGTATCATTATTTTATCCAACTCGTCTGAGTCATCTACACCTAAGAACCTTGAGAATGCTTGTTGTTTTTTTATAAATCCGTCTTCATATGCCATTTGTCCTGGAAAAAATGTAGCGAACTTTCTGCGTTTCCATGTGATATGCTCTGGGTCAATATTATTTTCTAAGAGGTCCCAATCCATAGGTAATAGATCATAGGCTTCCGGATTTGATAATACATCTACAGCATCTTTAGATAAATCTGCCTCCCCACCGGTACCTGCAAGTACTGTTACACACTTGAATCCAAATGGTGTTTTAAATGATGGTAATGCGGCTAGATAGGGCTTTAAAAATGCATACTTACCTATCTCATCATATATCGAAACAGATGGTGCTAAACCTGCTGTTTTTTGTGTTTTTGATTTGGCACCAGATTCAAGATTCTGTACAATCAAAGTAGAAAATACTATTGGGTTTGATGCGTCCTCTTTAATCCCAAATGTTGTCTCTCCATTATCCCATTCTTGTTTTAGAATATCTATTTGTAATGGCTTATCAATATAAGTCATTGATGTTTTTATTTTACTAGTCAAAGCGTTAATATCAGAAGAGCTACCTCCAATAATTGATCCGAAAGAGTTAAATTTTGTTATTGTTCTCCAATGGGCTAATGATGCTAGAATAACCGACTTACCAAAACGTCTTGTGCCATACATTAGTAAGGCCTTTGCGTAGTAATTTTGGTTCTCTGGGTTTACTGCTTTTTTTAAATTCTCTGCAAAAAACCATTCATTATCTCTTAGGTCTGGCTGTGTATTTGGTTCAGAGCCGTTTTGTTGTGGTATCGGTGTTCTAAAAAAATTAAGGTGAAAGTACAGCCATGGATGAATGAAGTATCCAGATATTGTTACACCATGAATTATCTTATTTACTTCCTCTGACCAAAATTGTAAGACTACTGGATCTTGATCAAAAAAATGTTTTTTGGTATTCCATTTTGGAATATCTCTTGGGTTCATGTTTATGAACATCTCTTTTGATGTTCTTAGGTGCCAGTCAACCGGTACTCTTTCTATTGCTTCTTTTGCATCTTCTCTCAATAACATCAATGGCTCTCTCATAAGTAATGAGGCCTTTTCGTCCTTAAAAAACTTTATGTTTGTATTGTCCGGCTCGTTTGTTATTTTTAATTTTGATAGCTTTTCTTGTATTTTTATTTTTTCATTAAACACACCATCTTGAAAAACTATCTCATAAGACTTATAATCAATATCGTTTTCAGTTTCAACCTCTTGTGTTAATACATCCATATTATACTTTAAGTAATCATCACACTTAATAATATGTAGATTTATTATTTCAACAGTTTCGTCTATAAAATCTTGTGTCTTTTTAAGTGCCCTATCCCCATCTGCTTCTGCTATAAACACAGAAAGCCTACCAAGTATAGACGTGGTAAGCTCATTCTCCTGTTTAAATAAAGACTCTTTTGTTTTTTTAGTGTAGTCGGCTAGCTCTTTTATTCTTTTTTCTACCTCTTTTAGCTTTTTACTAGTGCTAGAAGAGTCACTATCCTGTACTTGAAGACTTAAAATCTCTTGCGAGAACTCAGTCATTCTTTCTTCGTATTTGGAAGTATTGTTCCAAGTATTTGATTCAATGACTTTTTTATTTCTTTTAAAGTACTCTTTATGATTTTTTATAAAATTGTCAATGTATTCAGACATTACGTTACTTGTGTTTTCTTTAAAATCTCCTTAAAAAAATCACTATCTAAGAATTTTGCTCTTTCCTCTTCTAATAACCCCGTTTCTGTTTCAACCAAGTTTCCTTTTTCAATCATAAAGACTCTCTTTGGGGACCAACTTTTCATATCTGAATAGAACTTAACTATCTCTTCGGGTAAACTTTCAGAAAAGAATTCTTGATAGTCTTCAATTGAGTTTACTAATTTTAAAAACATTAACTGCAAATCCTTATTATACAGTATTGTATCTACATATACATGTACTAGAACTTTTTGTAGTTCATCAATATCTTTTCCTGCTACTACATCTTTTAGATTACTCTTATCTTTTGCGAGATCTTCATTTTTAGTTTTTACTATGCTCTCAAACTCTTTATACTCTGTGTATAGATCTATAACTTTTTGCTTAATTAATTCCATATTATATATTTTCTTTTTCTTCTTGTTTAGTTTTTTCTATTGCTGAGAATAGGTCTTCATCTGATACTAATAATAAATCAGATATTTTAGTAACATTAGTTAGTCTTAATGTGCTATAAAGTAATTCCCCTAAAGTATAACTTGGAAAATCTTTTGAGAAGTCTTGTAACTCTCTTATTGCGTTGTTTTTATAGTTCATATTTATTCTGTTATGTTACCTTTTAAATTAAAAATTATTGTTCTCTGTGATCCAGATTTATCTGCACACATTTCTGTAACTCTTTGGTTAATTGCACCAATTTTTTGGCTATCATAAGAAATAGATATTTGTATCTCATCTGCTTTTGATTCCACACTTGGTGAGGTACAACCACATGTTTTAGATATTGATAAGTGCTCAACATCTGTTATCTTTACATTAATTTGAGTACCATCTCCACGCTTTAGTGTTCCATACTCTATATTGTACTCTTGATTTTTTACAACTTCTTTTAGTTGTGGGCTTCCTGTTATTATCATTTTTTTAGTTTTATAAATTATTCCATTTGTTTTTTGGGCACATATTTTCAGGGTCTTCCTGAGAGCTTTTAAAAATAAGATTGCATGTGCATATTGTGCATATTGAATCTTCTGTAACTTTCACTTTCATTATGAAATTAAGTATCTTATTTGCTCTATACATAATAGTTTCAACTATGGATAACTCTTTATTATTATCAGAGTTAAATTGACATTTTCTACAAACTTCTAGTCTTTTAATCTGCCTATCTGTTAAAGTCTCACTATAATCTAACCTGCTTTTAATTGCTAAATAAGGTATCTTAAAAATATTTTTTATGGTCTTCATTATGTATTGTTTCTAATATTTTCCAGTATTTGTAGAATGATGTTATGATATTCCTATCTACATTCTCTTCTTTTTTTCTAATTGATATAAACAACAAAGGTTTATTAAAATTCTTTATGTCATTCCCTCCGGGATTTTTTAAAACCTCTTTTAGGTATTTAATCTTATTAGAAATATAGTTATAGTATTTTAAGTTGTTGTTATCTGATATTACACATAATCCAAGATAGTAGTTAAATCTCATTTTCCCAAGATTTGGAAAGTTTATTAGTACTAGTTTCTCATCTGCTATAATTGATTTTTTTAAATAGGAAATATTATGTTTGATAATGTCAGCCAAAAGTGGTATATCTTTCCCTGTTTTGGCTGATAATAGCTCTAAAATATCCTCTGTAAAACAGATTGGGTTATCAATCTTTTTGGAAGGCAAGAACATATATTTGCTTTTTGTTTTTTATAAAACTTGTTCTTACACTCTCCATATCTGGAGAAAGTTTACTCATCCTAAGATTTTTTTCGCTTGACATTAAGTAACCTTTTTCTCTAAGGTGCACATCTGCAACTCTAATGTCACCATCTTTTTTACCCGTGTCCTCTTTTATAAACTCTTTTGTTTCTTTGCTATAACCACTTCGGATATAGTAAACAAGAATAAGCCTCTCAAAATTTCTAAGAGAAACTTCTTGGGATATTGAGTAAACACGTAGTATCTTATCTATAAGATCTATCTCGTTTTTATATTTTGTTTTTAGCGTTGGAAAACTCACAGGCTTATATTTTTATGCAAAGATATAAACAATTTTTGAATTATCCAAATTTTTAACAAAAAATTAACTATACTTATCAATTATTTCTTTCACATTCTTTGTCATAGGTTGTAACCTAAACAAATTAAATAAAAATGCTTCTGTTATTCTTGATAATACTCTTATCGTTAACGCTGGATTCATCTGATATAATCTGTACAAATCAAAAGTTAGATTACTAATGAAATCTTCATTCTCATCTAAATATGATGTTGATACAATTTTTTCAGATACGTCCTCCCAAAGGACATCATAGAACTCTTCGTATGTTAACTCTTGAAATTCAGAGTAGGCAAAATCTTTTACTGACATAATATATGGTTTTTATGCAAAATTACAAAAAAGATTTGGAAAAACCAAACAAGTTAAAAAAATAGTTAACAAATTTGGAAATTATAAATATTAATTATATCTTTGCAAAAAGTTTTTGTACATTTTGTAATTTATCCAATTATTATTTGTACCTTTGCAAAAAATTATAATTCAATGACGTGTGGCTATCTGAAAAGATTCACGTTGCGGTTGTAAAACCTAAGCTAAATGGAAGAGGACATTACTGTTGTAATGGAGACCGCCAGAGCAAGGCTAGTTAAGGTTCTAGCCTATTTCACGTATGTAGAGGGATAAATAAAATATTCTCTCGAAGAAATCAATGAGGATTCCAGTGATAAATCAAAAAAACTTACAGCAGGTCTTTGGATTCGGTGTTTTTCCGCTGCTGGTCCTTTTACTACCTCTTTGTCTTATTTAAAGAGGGGGTAAGGGGGTGTTTTACCTATTTGAGAAATAAAAAACAATTAGCATCCGTCTTTTACAGTTGAAAACAGTAGCATGCTCACAACAATAATCATAAAAAACTGCAAAAAAATAACTGTAAATATTTTGTAGTTTAATATATTAGTTGTATCTTTGCAAAAAATATAAGTATGTATAAATTAAGGGATTACCAAAGCATATCAGTAAGTAAAGGTTTAAGCGTATTAAATAGTGAAAAGGCAAAAAGAGAACTATTAGTATTGCCTACTGGTGCAGGAAAATCAATTGTAATAGCAGAGATTGTTAAGCAACTAAACGAACCCATCGTTATTCTACAGCCCTCAAAAGAGTTATTGGAGCAGAACTATCAAAAGTTTATTAATGTTGGTGGAGAAGCTAGTGTATACTCGGCATCGGCAGGCTCAAAAGAAATAGGAAAGGTAACATTCGCTACAATAGGCTCTATAAAAAAAGCTGTAGCCCAATTAAAAAGTTTAAAGGTTACTAAGATTATTATTGATGAATCACACATTGGGGTAAAGGGCGGTTCTCAACTACGTCTATTTTTAAATAGTCTAGGGGTGAATAATGTCTTAGGGTTAACTGCGACTCCTTTTATTTTAGCAAGTTCTATGAATGGGGCCGAACTTAAAATGCTTACAAAGATTAAAGGTAAACTATTTACAGATATTTGTTATGTGCACCAGATAAATACTATGCTAGGGGATAATCATTGGACACCGTTGGAATACAGAGTTGTTGAACAAGACGATACTTTCTTAAAAATAAACTCTTCCGGCTCTGATTATACAGAAGATAGTATGCAAAGCTTTTATAAGAATAATGACCTACAATCACAAATAGTTGATAATATAGAATTTTGTGTTGGGGAGGGTTCTAAGTCTATATTGGTATTTGTGCCAACAATAGAAGAAGCTGATAATCTAGCAAAAAGAATACCCGGCTCAAAGTCTGTAAGCTCTCTTACACCAAAAAAAGAAAGGGACAGCATAATATCAGATTTTAAAAATAGAGATCTGCATGTTGTTATAAACGTAGGTATACTAACAACAGGATTTGACTACCCAGAACTTGAGACAATTATATTAGCTAGATCAACCATGTCGTTTGCACTGTACTACCAAATGATAGGACGTGGTGTGCGTATACATGATGATAAATATAAAACTGTAGTTATAGACCTAAGCGAGAACTACAAAAGGTTTGGTAAGGTAGAAGATTTTACAGTAGACTATGTAGAGGGCTATGGGTGGGGTCTGTTTAAAGGTGAGAGTTTGATAAGTAATTATCCAATTGAAGCAAAGCATAGACCAAACAAAGCTAACTTAGTAAAGAAAAAGAACATAGCAACCCCCGTACTGCAAGTTGGGAGTAATAAAATGCCTTTTGGTAAATATAAAGACTTCACACTCCTAGATATTTTGAAAAAGGATAAAGGATACCTAGTTTGGATGTATGAGAAGTTTACATTCTACCCAAATCAAAAATGGCTAAAACTAGAAATAGCAACATTGTTAAATTTATCTTAAAAATTTGCATATTATAAATATTTTTTGTATCTTTGCATAGAATATTAAAAATTAATAAAGTATGGCAGAAGAAAAAGATCCGTTATTAGATGTTTTAGCTAATATGGATAAAAGGTTTGGAAAAGGTGCAGTTATTGTTGGCGACACTGTTATCCAAACTGAAAGACAAAGTACAGGATCATTAGGAATTGATATAATCACCGGTGGTGGTTGGGGAAAAGGAAGAATGGTTGAGATATATGGTCCGGAAAGCTCTGGTAAAACTACTCTTTGTATCCATACTATGATACAAGCACAAATAGACACTCCAGAAAAAAGAGTTGCTTTTATAGATGCAGAGCACGCATTTGATAGAAATTACGCAGAACATCTTGGATTAGATATGTCACAAGTGATAATTTCACAACCGGATAGTGGCGAACAAGCTCTTGAAATAGCAGAAGCTTTGATTGCATCAGGAAAAATATCAGTCTGTGTTATTGACTCAGTTGCCGCACTTACACCAAGAGCAGAGATTGAAGGCGAAATGGGAGATTCTAAGATGGGCCTACATGCCAGACTAATGTCACAAGCTTGTAGAAAATTAACAGGTGTTGTTAGTAAGACAAATACTGTACTACTTTGGACCAATCAGATTAGAATGAAAATAGGAGTGATGTTCGGTAGCCCAGAAACGGTTCCTGGAGGAGAGGCTCTTAAATTTTATGCCTCTACTAGAATAGATATTCGTAAAAGCAAAGGTGATGAAGATAAAGATGGAAATGTTATTAATAGCCACGTAAAAGTAAAAACTATTAAGAATAAATTGGCACCCCCTTTTCAAGTGACTAAGTTTGACATTGTATTTGGAGAAGGTATTGATAGATCAAGTGAGATACTAGCAATTGGGGAAGAGATTGGAGTTATTGAGAAAAAAGGTTCGTGGTTTAACTATGGAGAAACCAAACTGGGCCAAGGAGGAGTGAATGTTAAGCAGTTATTGAAAGATAATCCAGAACTATCAGATGAAATTGAAATTAAGATTAGACAATACTTTAATATCTAGATATGCCGATATATAATTGGATTCATAATGGACACGACATTACTAGTATAGCAGATATGCAAAGACATTGCCCCAAAGTATGGGGCTTTGTTTACAAGTTGGTCCTATATAAGAAAGGTACTAGAACTATTGAGTTTGAGTACATAGGAAAAAAGAATGTGTATTCTAAACGCAAAAGAGTCTTTGGAAAAAAAGAAACAGAAGCACTAGGAGACAAACGTAAGAAAAACTACGAGCATGTTATCAAAGAATCAGACTGGAAAAAATATATTTCTAGCAATAAGTTTATAAAGCTCAATAGCACAAAGTTTGACATCTCTAGGGAGATACTAATTTTTTCTACAAATGACAATGATCTAACATATCAAGAAGCAAAAGAAATTATTTGCTCAGGGGCTTTAGAAGACTGTAGATTTTTAAACGATGCAGTTTCAATACGTAGATTTGGTAAAAAAATAGTTAATTAATGAGACCGACAAAAGAAAAAGCAAATCCTGCTAGAGAACCAAGAGTTTTAAAAAATGAAATCAAATACAAAATAACTCTTGACGAAGATCAAAAAAAAGTAAAAGAGTCTATTTATTCAAGCGAGATTATCGTTATAACAGGGTATGCCGGATCAGGTAAATCTTTAGTTACCGCACAAAGCATACTTGATCTAGTATTTAAGAAAGAAGCCAACCAAGTGTACGTTACTAGATCCGCAGTAGAAGTTGGTAAATCACTAGGGTTTCTACCCGGAGAATTAGATGCTAAGTTTGATCCATATATTGAGGCCTTTAGAGATAACTTATACAAATGCTACGATAAGGACAAAGTAGACAAACATATTAAGGACGGTCAGATACAAGGCCTACCGGTACAGTATATACGAGGTAAGACTGTTGATAATGGCCAAGTGTTGGTTGTAGAAGAAGCCCAAAACTTGACAAAACACGAAATGTTGGCTATCCTAACAAGACTAGGAAAAGGTGGTAAGATAATTATCAATGGGGATAATGAACAAAGTGATATTAAAGAGGCCTACACAGGATTACACTATGTTATGGATTTAGCAAAAGCAATACCAGAAATAAGATGGCATAAACTAAAATCTAATCATAGATCAGAGCTTATTTCAAAAATATTAGATTTTGAGCATAAAAAATAAAAATAAATTTGGTAGTTTCAAAAAATTGTTGTACCTTTGCAAAGAATTAAAAGATATATATGAGTGAAGAGATAAAATTTACTTATTACCTAGATGGGGAAAAAGTAGAAAGAGATAGTATAAACTGGGAGACTAATATAACAGTCAGAGTAGTTGGGGATAAAGTAAATATTACAACACTAAAAGAAGGCTACCTCTCAACTAGGCACAAAGCAAGAATAAACGATTTTATTTAAAATAGAAGTATGAGTGAATTTATAGGATTAACTGTTATAACAGTAAGATTAAAAAAAGAAACAGAAGACAACATCACAAAATCATTTTTAGGAGACACTAAAAAAGGCTCATCTAAAGATGATTATGGAAGAGATGCAGAGTTTTATAGAGAGCTTGGGATAAATCCTCCAGAGGAATTAGAGTCCGGCAAACAAAAAAATAAAACCGGATCATTCAAAGTAAGCGAGAGTGATTTAGAAACTATAGAAAGCCCGGCAATGTTTAGGCTAGATAGCCTAGTATTTTTTGTAGCAGGTGAGAAGGAAGGATCTACAATCTACCTAGATATAGATTATAAAGCTTCTGTAAAAGAAACAGTAAGAGAGATTGAATTAAAAATTAATAAGTTAAGTAAAAAAAGTAAAGATGTCGTTAAGTAAAAATTATTTGCAGTTAGAGTTCGGATCAGGTCATTTCTTTGACTATTCAAAAGAACAAAAAGATGGGTATGTAAAACATGTATCTACAAAAGGTAACGAGAGTTATAGAAAATACTACAAAGATGGAGTAGAAGGTACTCTAGACTCTGTATCTATCTATGACGGTAAGTTTGGACAACAAATATCTATCAGCCTAAAGAAAGATGATGAGATATACTACTTACCAGTAGCTATCTATGATCAAAAAGGCCAAGTAGACAATACGTATGCTGAGAGTTTGATTAAATTGTTACCACAATTAGAAAAAGGGCAGAACCTAGCTATAATGGGTTATAATTTTAAACCAGAAGATAGCCAGTACTCAAAAATTGGGTTTAGCATAAAAGTTAGTGGTGAAAAATTAAAATCTACTATCACTAATAGCTACTACAAAGATGGAGCGTTAGTTGAAGGAGATGTTCCACCAATGGTTTGGGTAGAAAAACTAGGAAAGAAAAAACCATCTGCCGCATCTATCGAAGCAAAAGATTCTTACTTGCTAGAGTTATTACAGAGAGAGGAAAAAAGGTTGACTTGGAAAAAAGAAGATTCTAACTCTACAGAGCAAGCCCCAAAAGAGGAAAAATCAGCTCCAGCTAAAATCCCAACACCAACAGCAGAGGAAGCATTTGGTACACCGCCAGCAGCCTTATTAGAGGATGATGAAGATGATTTACCATTTTAATTATTAAACCAAATTTATAAAAATGTCAAAAGAGAACAAAATTTCAGAAGAGCATTTAGATGCACTAAAAGTATTCACTAATTTTTTTACAAATGCTAAGTTGGCATTTGGTGAAGCAGCCCTAAAATACGAAGGTATAAAAGAGAATATCATATCTCAAACAAAAGCCAAAGACGAGGAGTTTGTAGAATTTCAAAAGGAGCTCCAAGCAGCTTATGGTAGAGTTCATATCAGCATTGATACTGGTATCTATACACCAGTAGAAGAAGAAGAGCAATCTGGCGAGTATTCAGAAGTTATTGAAGATATAAAATAGATTATGATAGAAGAAATAAAAAATCCAATGAACTATGGTTACTTTGGAGACGAGCAGATTATAATTAGTGCTAGAGAATTTATGTCGCTAAAAGCGGCTGTTGAACATGGTATAAATGCTACATCAGAGAGCTATATGCCAGAAGTATTAAAGTATGTAAATACTGAAGACTCTTCTTTAGTAGAATCACCAAGTGAGGAAGATTTAATCTCTGGAAAAGTTGTACCTGTAACAGACAGAGAAGCTACATTTAATCCCAGAAATGTTAAATTTAAGTATTCTACAAAACTTACCCCAGATATGGTAGACGCACAGCAATTGATTATGGAAATCCATACTCGTAACGTTGAGAGCGGAAATGCCAAAACTAGAGAAGAGTTAGAAGCAGCAAGTACAGCTAAAGAAAGTAAATAGTTATGGAGAATGATCAATTACTTTCGATCTATCTCAAACAAAGCTTAGCTGCTGTTAAACAGCAATTAGGGGGGGTATGTACTTACCTCTCCTTTTCAAAAGAGAAATCAGTAAATAAGGACACTGGTATTTTGGAAGAGTATGATGCATTTATCGCACAAATCAAGAATAATCTTGGGGGTAAAGATAAAGTTATATACAGAATAGATAAACCGCTAGAATTATTAGTGGCAGAAGATTTCAAAACGCTGATGTATAACCTAAATGAAAAAATATATGAGCGAGGAGAATCCGATACAGAAGGAATATAACTCTTTCAAAGAATCAGGAGATTTAAAAATCTTATTTCCTGGTCTTTCCGGGAATTGGGAAAAAGATAAAGCAAAATTTACAAAGATTTGGCAAGAAAATCAGAGTTTTTTAAAAGAGGCCGACAGTTTCTATGCAAATAAAAAAGAAAAATAAATGTTAAAAATAGGAAAAGAAGCTAAAGAATCTTTAATAAAAGGTATTAACACAGTATCAGATGCTGTTAAGACTACAATGGGTGCAGAAGGAAAAACTGTTATCATCGAAAATAAAATGGGTTTTAAACCACATATTACTAAAGACGGAGTAACTGTTGCAGAAAGTATTCATCTTGAAGATGCTTATGAAGAACTTGGTGCAAAACTTATAAAGGAGGCCGCAAGAAGAACTGTAGATTTAGTAGGGGACGGAACAACAACTGCCACTGTTATTACACAAGAGTTGATAAATAGAGGAATAGAAAAACTTGATTCTGGGGTATCTCATGTAGAGCTTAGAGAAGGAATGGCTATTGCACTAGATGATATAAAATCTGCTTTGAAGTCTCTTAAAAAAGACGTAGGAGAAAAAGAAGTAAAGCAAATTGCAACTATCTCTGCAAATAACGATACTATCATTGGAGAGATTATTGCAGATGTCTACAAAAAGATCGGTGTAGACGGTACAGTTGACGTACAAGAAGGTGTTGCCAAAGACACTACGGTTAACTATATTGAGGGTATGTCTTTAGATCGAGGTTGGGCTTTGCCACACTTTATATCAGACTCTAGTACAGCTACAGCAGAACTTATTGACACTTACATTCTAATATACGATGGGAAGATCAATGCAGTAAACGATATTGCAGAGCATGTAAGAAAAGCTCAGTCAGAAGGCAAAGGATTACACATATTTGCAGAAGATCTAGACGAAGGTGTAATGACTATGCTTGTTAAGAGTAAAATACAAGGTACTTTTAGAGTATCTGTTACTCTGAACCCAGACTTTGGTGCAAATAGAACGAGCATCCTTGAGGATCTCGCTATTTTCACAGGGGCTGAAGTCTTCACCCCCAAATTTTCGACAAAAGTAGTTCTTGGGTATGCCGCAAAGACCATATCTGATAAAATTAGAACTGTTGTAATTTGTGATTCGCAAAGTGAGAATCTATCAAGCCGAATTGAGGACTTAAAACAGCAAGTGGACAACACAGAAGATGTTGTAGACAAAGGTAAATTAATCAAAAGACTGTCTAACTTGAGAAACGCAGTAGCAATCGTCACTGTTGGGGGAGTTACAGATCTTGAAGTTAAAGAAAAGAAGGATAGAATTGACGATGCCGTTAGTGCAGTGAAATCTGCATTAGAGGGGGGTTATGTAGCAGGAGGTGGAGCAACACTTCTGTTCATATCTAAGTATCGAATGAAAAGAAAGCTAAAAGGAGGCAAAAAAGATGGATATGAGTTGTTGAAAGCAGCAATACAAAAACCATTTGAGCAAATTTTAGCAAATGCAAGCTTAGAAAAAGACAAGTATGAGCCAAGACTCCGAGTTTACGGTAAAGGCATCAATGTCAAAACTAGAAAAGTTGAGAATTTACTAGAAAGAGGGGTCATAGACTCAGCAAAAGTGGTGGAAGTCTCTCTAGAGAATGCGAATTCAGTGGCATCACTGGTTCTACAAACAGATTGTATCATAACAAGTGCCGGACTATAATATGAAACCACTATTTCAAAGAGTTCTACTAAGAGTAGAGACAGCAAAAGCAGCAGAATTATTCGGAGAAGAGCCGGATAAACCCAAGGTATATCTAGAGGACATAGCAGAGGACTGCAATCAGTGCCTTATAGCACTATTGGGTAAACAGGTTCTATTCAATGGTGTTATCGCAGAGGTTGTAGAAGAGACTGATGATCACAAAATAGTATTAACACATGAGACCAATTTATTGATGTCTTATTAACCCCCCTATAAGGCACAAGTTAAGCCCTGTCGCTATTGGGGTGTCTCCCAGTAGTTCTGAATCCAGCCAAAAGGCGTAGGTGGTGTTAAGGTACAGGTACAATTAGGGCATTTTAAAAAAAACACAAGAAATGGATTATTCAAATTTATTAGGGATTAGCGGTAACGGCTCATTACTGGGCTACAGCGGAACAACACATGGTGGATCAACAACTGGCATATCCACACCCACAGTATCATGGCCAACCACAAACTTCCCAACATACGATGGTTCAAGTTTATTAGCCGTATCAAGTTTTAACATAAAAAACACAAAAAACATGCAATCAAAATTAGTAGTATTTAAAGTAGAAAGAGACGAAAAAGGGGATGTAAAATCATCTACTTTCTTGAAAGAGTTCTGGGTAGAGAAACTACCAAATGTATCAATCGAGTTATTAGCAGTGAAAGAATTAGAGCCAGGGTTTGAGCCTAATGACATAGTAGTCAAAGAGATTCTTACAGTATACTTGTAATAAGGAAATTAGCCCTCTGGCGGTGCACCGTTATGGATCGAAGATGGAGATTACTGATACGATTGAAATAAAAACCTCTTCGGAGTTATCGTATAGGCGAGGATGCTCCCCGGAACGTATGCCGGCACAGTTGTAGCTCTGGGGATAATTCAAAAGCTACAAAAAATTGGGGGCAGGACAAAAACCTGGACAGCTTCTAAGGCAGGGTTAAATCTGGACAGCCCCCATAATATTGCGTTAAAGTGTAATGGTTGCATGGGACTCTCATAAGGTCTACGGGGTGGTTCGATTCCACACTACGCTACTAAAATATAAAGTATGAAAGCAGGATATATAGCAATGAGAAATGCTAAAAAGGTGGACATCAACTGGTTCTACCATTATTACATACAAGAGAAAGGGCCAATAGAGCCACAGAAATTTGTAGATGTTTTTGAATATGAGGTCCAAAGAATCCAGGTTCCAGGAGGATATGTAGAAAACAAAACAGTAAGAAATAAGCAGCCTATAATAGAGCACTTAGACAAAAAGTTTGAATTAACCATACTCTTCAGCAAAGAAGGAGAGTTCATAAAAGTAGTAGAGTAAGATGGCAGAAGTAGAAGCAATAAAATTTTCAGCAACATGGTGCGGTCCATGTAGAGTAGTATCAAAACAATTAGAAGGCCTAGACTTCACAAACATAGATATTGACGAAGACCAAGAGGGTCTAGCAAAAAAATCAAATGTAAGAAGCGTTCCCACAATTATCTTTATGAAAGATGGGGAAGAAGTAGGAAGACATTCAGGACTAATAACAAGAGAAGAATACATAACCAAACTAGAAACATTTAAAAACCAATAAGCCATGTTAAACCTTTTATGCCCAACAACAACAGCTGCCTCACTAGGCAAAAAGAAATCCCAAATACTAGGGATATTTACAAGAACTCATGCAGAGTTAGTAGCCCTATCAATAGAACACGATAACTACCACAGTAAATTATCAGACCAGATGTCTAAGATAGCAGAAGAGATGTCTGCTGTAGAGAACGAAGTAGCAAGCACCAACAAGCTGCTATCTCAGATCAAGAAGTTTATCGACTAGTACGATGGTAAAAACTTACAGAAAAAAACCTGTTGATATACAGGCAGTCCAATTTACTAGAGATAATTGGGAAGAGATCAAAGAGTTTACAGATGGTACCGCCAAAGACCTTACAATCGAAAGAAGAATAGACGGTGTAGCCACATGTATTATCCCAACATTAGAGGGACAGCATATTGCAACAGAATGGGATTATATTATCCGAGGAGTAGAGGGGGAATTTTACCCTTGCAAACCAGGAATATTTGAGAAGACTTACGAGATAAGTTCTAAAACATCTGAATTGCAATGCTAGAGAGTATAATAGAACAGTACGAGGAAGAAACCTTTTTGAAAGCAGATGGTTTTGATCAAGCTGTCCTGGGGGTAGAAGAATCTACAATGAGATTGATCTATTCAGTCAAAAAGTGTATAGAGATCCTGACAGAAGACATGTCAGAAGAAGATGCCCTAGAATACTTCAACTATAATACCTTGAGAAGCTACGCAGGAGAAAAGACCCCAATATGGTGTCACGATATATTAAATAATTAAAAAACACAATAAAAAAATGACAACAGTAATTGATAAAGTAAGAGTAAAGCAAGGAAGACTTATCCTAGTAGAGAATACAGAAAGAACATTTGGTTCACCAGATGTTTATATAGCAGTACAAGTAGAAGATGCAGATGGAAGCAATGAAAGATGCCTACTATTTACAGAAAAAGAAATCAAAGATGCCCAAGAAAGAGCAGACAAAAACAAAGGAGACTTAACAAAAAAAGATTTCTTAACTGGCTTATTAGATTAAACCCCAATAGGTAAGTGTACCACAAACCAAACTAGCCCCGGCACATTGCTGGGGTTTTTTATACCCCCCCGGTATATGTTAAGGAAATGTTAATGCTATATTTTAAAATTGACTATAAAAATTGATTATATGTGGGGGATACCCTAACCACCATAGGAAAAACCCCCGGCAAGTTTGGGAAATTTTACCCCACCCCCCCTATGCTCCGGACCAAGAAAGATCGTCCCGGAAACGGGCCAGAAAGAGTTTTGACTTTTCCTAGCTTTATTTATTTTTTTTATCTATACTATACTAGTATACTATAAGGTTACTCTATACCTATAAAGTAGGTAGGTAGGCAGCCTAGTTAGTTTTAGACTAGCTTATTTAGACTAGATATAAACTATATAATTGTTAATAACTTTATACAATTTTGTATTGCTATGTAATCCTAATTACAGGGGTACGATTTTAGTGGTAAATTGCTTCTAATGGATAAACTTATACAAAGTGACACTAAGATACCTAATCGTAATTATCGTGCCGCAAATGGCTTCTATTCAATTTTGGGGGTGTATTAATACTATGTACTATATAGTACTATAATACCTTATTTAGAATGAATATAAACTATATCTTTTTTTTACTTTATATTAGTTTATATGAAATTTAATTGTATCTTTGTGCTGTTGAATTACTGTTAGCTATTTGTATTGTCGGAATAGCTTTTAAGTCGCAACGAAGCCGAAAGGCGGACTTCTTTGACATACCGAATACTACTATTGATTGAGGTGTTATAGCCTACCTACACAAGTGGCTATTTACTTTTATACTTTATCACATGAAAAAGTTGAATGAGTTTCAGTTGTTTTTGATTAGTGCAGGATTAGAATTGGTTGCGGAAGCCTATAAAAAGGATATTGCCGAAGCCAAAGATAGGGGTAGGAATCATATTTTTAGTGAAGCCTATGTGGACATGTTTACTAAGGAAACCTTAGAAGCCGTCCAAGCCTTGACTAAGCGGTCTAAAAAGACTAAGTAAGACAAGCACCTAAGCAAGTGTATAAAAGGCTTAATCTTTAACTATTCACTTAATACTTTACAGTATGGACTATTCAAACCTTGAGTTGAATCACGAAGCCAACGTATTGGCACAATTTGAAGCTACCCTAATTGAGCAGGGGTACATTATTACTTGTAAAATTGAGGACGTTAAACTAGATAGTTTAAACCGACCTTATGAGCAAACCGAAAGCGGTAAAATGATGTTACCTAACAAAAATTTGAGAGTAAATAAACACTAATTATTAATTAACCCCCGAAAGGGGGTTACAATACCTTACTTAACATGAATATCTTATCTGATTTACAAGGCGGAAACGCAAACATCGAAGCTATCAAAAGCAAATTGTTTGATGTGGTAAAGATACCACTAATCACAGGGGACGAACGCTTCATAAACCCCGATAGTTTTGCAACCTATCGAGCCACAGGTGGTGCTTCGCTAGGCACAGTTGGAAAGGACTTTACCCCAACCCAACCGAAGTTGTTATTTGACGAATTTGAAAATTGCTTATACGATACCGATGCTAGAATGCAGGACGTAAAGTACCTTGAATTGAAAGGCGGTAAAAAAGTAGTTTTTGAAGCACCTATCAAAACAATAGGTTTCAGGAACTTGAAAGGCGAACAGGACGAAATGATTGTTAAGATTAATCTTGCCACAGGTTTTGATGGCTTAACTAAAACTAGCTTGTTTATTAGTTGTTACCGCATGGTATGTGCCAACGGAATGAAAGCATGGCGAACTGAATTTGCAGTATCTTTTAAAAATACCAAAGGTAACGTTGGAAAGGCTTCGTCTTTATGCTATGACATAGCTAAAGCAACCGACCAAATAAACGATTTTGAAGCCTATCTTAGGAAACTAAATTCAGTTCGTGTCAATACCGCTAAGGTTGAAGAATTTGTTTTTAAAACAATAGGTTACAACGAAGCTATGAGAAGCGAACTAGGTACGGCAAAAAAGAATACTTTAGATGCAGTACAACAAAGCATAGCTAGAGAATTTAGTCGCACAGGTGCAACGCTATGGGGCTTAGTTAATGGTATCACACATTATACCAACCACGAAGCTAGAACCGATGACAGAAACGACTACTTACTAGTAGGTGGTGGTTTGAAACTGAATGACCTAGCACAAAAGGTTGCACTTGAAATGGCTTACTAATTATTAATCAAACCCCCGAAAGGGGGTTTAAATCACACTAAAAATGGGAAACCTTATAATCATTATAATAGCTATCTTTGGGTTTATCTTCCACGCAAAGGTAACAGAAAATAAAGTACAATTTAACTACCTTGACTATTGTTTAACAGTTACCTTTGTACTAGTTAGTTTAATATCATTTATAGACTTAATCTTTAGTTAATATGAAGACATTGCAAGTTACACAAAGTACATTTACAGCTATGCTATCAGGCTTAATCCAATCAGGTGTTACATTTGAAGCAAAGCAATACGGAGCAGAAATTTTAATAACTTTTACAGGTGGTTTCTAACAACCAATAGAATTATGAAGACAGTATTTTTAACTCAGAAAAGTATCAATATAGATAGACTTAATAGCGACATCGAAAGGCTTACAATAGAGGGCTACAAAGTAGTTGATTATAAAATTGTTGGTTCAGCAGTACACGACCAATACAATCAATACACAGTTATAGTTGTACAACTTAATCAGGAATAATCTAAGGGGGGGCAAAAAATCCCCCTTTATTTTAGTTTATATCAAATATTTTTTTTATCTTTGCAATGGCAATGAAGCCAACCCTTATACCTTATACGAATGAAAGCACAAATTAACACGAATGTATTTCCTATTATTTCAGTAGGAATGTATTACACCCCTTTATCTCCGGACAGTATCTTTGACGGTTCACAAATTGATGATGACAGGCTTGAGGGCTACATCAATTACGGTAGCGACTACTTCGATGACAACTTTCAGAATGATCTTTATGTGAAAGCTATTGAAGAACGTGCTGACTATTTTTTGACAGGCTCACATGAAGCCAACGGTATTGAAATCGAAATCAAAACAGGCGAAATTTACAGCCCAAAGTACTACAACTTTGCCACAGATAACATGGACTTGGAGGTTACTTTTAATAAGACAAAAGTGCTTCAATATGCCAAAGCAAATAAGGACGAACTAGATAGCTTTTTAAACAAGCACTTTACAAGCTATGACGGTTTCCACAGTCACACTCCTAATAACTTCGATGACTGGGCTAAGGACTTCAAAGATAACACAGCCCAAAGTATTGGTGCAGTTCTTACTTTTATTTTCTTGGACGAACTAGATGATTTTAAAGAGGGTTTCTATCAAGCATGCCACAGCGAACTATACTATTGGGACTTCGTTGATACTACTAGCATAGACCTGGAGCAAAAAATTATCGAAGACTATGTTTGCAACCACTACCAGGAAATCTTTGTCAATACCTTTTTAGATAGTCTATATGAATGGGGGTTTGAACACTTCGACAAAGATGATATTCTAGCTGTGGCACTTCGCAAATGTGCTGAAATTGAAAGCCACACTTTAGAACTTGAATTAGTATAAATCTAACAGCCCCCTTTCGAGGGGGTTTCTTTAAATTAACTTATATGGTTGTTTACATTATAATTACGGTTGTTGCAGTAGTAGTATTAAGAACTTTAAAAAAGTAACGGTATGTTAGTAGAAGTAGAACTATTAGATTTTGGCTACAAAGCAGTCATAATCAAAGATAAAAAAGTTATTGGTGAAATGTTAGGGGTTACTCTAGCTAACCTTTATAAGAGTTTATTTCAAGTGTATAGGATAGACCTATACGGTACAATAAGTTTAAATTAAGTAGTATGAAAAAGTTTATTATTGAGGGTTATGAGGTATGGGCGAATACCTATTCAGATGCAAAAGAAAAATATAGGTTGTGGTGCTTGGTGCCAAACTAGTACAAGGGGGGACAAAAGTTTCCCCTTTTTTTATGCCCAAAAGTTTGGTAGACTAAAAACTATTTTGTATATTTGTACTAGCAATGATGCTAAACTTTACACTAACTAATATGGCACAAGAATTTATTTTAAGAGAGAATGTATTGACTGATGATACATTACTACTAGCTGATGAGGGCAAAGTATTCAAAGGGGGTTATATAGCCATAATCAAAGCGTATACCTATCAAAACTCTTGGTCGGATAAACTAGGGGTAAAGAGGTTTAGAAACGAGGATAAGCTAAACAACTATTTAGAAAAGAACTATCCACAATTTGAAATGTATTAATTAACTAATCTAAAGATAGGGGGGCAAATTGTCCCTCTTTTTTTTATTAAAACTTTAACACTTTTTTCTTGCAGTTGTCATTTGTTTGGCGTATCTTTGTTTAACAATAAGAGGGAACGATATGGATAGATAGACCACATAGGAATAAGGATTTGACAAAGGGCGATGTGTAACACCAACACAGGAAGAGTAGACTCCGTCCTACCTTATAGTGAAATCGGGGGGTGGGTGGGGGGTGCGTTGGAGTCTACCCTATGCGTGTCAAAAAAAACACGAACCCCCGAATTGCGTTACTCTGGCAATTATCTAATACAAAGGTACGACAAAAATCAACACAAGTCAAGATAAAACTGTAAAAGTTATCAACATAATTTTGTTAATAACTTGATAAAAAAAATGTTGCACAAGTCAAACTAGTGCCGTATATTTGCAATGTGGTTGTAACGAAACAACTACTTTATATTATATAGTATGGAGAATTTCATCATTAACATTGGATTGAACGTAGGTTATAGAGAACCTAAAATACAACTAGATAGTGTATTATTCCACTTAAAAAGTGCATTCCCTAGAGGTACTGAAAATACCCTAAAAGAAGAAAATAAAGGGGGTTTTTGGGGCAAAGAGAGAGTACTTATAGTTGAGGGCAAAACAGATTTAGATATAGAGAGTTTCGATAAGTTAGTACAGAACCTTTGTTATTTGACTACTCAAGATGCAATGCCGTTTTGTTTAGGGGAGAATTGTAGATTAGTTTATGCAAAAGATTATATGGGGGAGAAGCCTTGTAGTTTTGATGATATATATTTTTTACGAAAATAAATGCAAATTGTTTTGGTAGTTTCAATTTAAAAAACTATCTTTGTTTAACGAAAATTTAAAACCTTATTCAGTATGGAAAATTCAATGATTATTACAGATGACAATTTTGTCTTTTTGAACGTAGCAGAAAAAGCTAAAGAGATTTTTAGTAGTGGTTTATTTGACTTGTACGTTATTCATCACGACAATAGCGAAAGTCTAGTAGAAAAGTATGCAGATATAAATGATGCACTAGAAATGGGATTGAGTATAGCAATAGAAGTAGGACAATTAAATTAACTAATATGAAAACATTAAAAGTAGTACAAGATAGTTGTGGGGACAGCCCTAGAGAGTGGGATAATTTAGGAACAATGGTATGTTTCCATGGTCGTTATGATTTAGGGGATAAACATAAATACTACTCCGATGATTATTCGGGTTGGGAAGAGTTGGAAAAAGCAATCCTAAAAGAGGGGGGTAGGGGAACGATAGTTTTACCTTTGTACCTATACGACCATTCGGGTATAACAATGCGTACAAGTCCGTTTGGTTGCCGTTGGGATAGTGGTCAAGTTGGTTTCATATTAACTAATAGAGAAACTATACTATCGGAGTTCGGGGGTAAGAGAGTAACCAAGAAGATAAGAGAAAAAGTATCGGGGATACTAGAGGGGGAAGTGGAAACTTATACCCAATACCTAGAGGGAGATATTTACGGCTTTCAGATAGTAGATGAAGAGGGAGAGATAGTTGATAGTTGTTATGGATTTTATGGAACAGACTTCGCTACTAATGGTATGCTAGATTATATAGATGCAGACTTGTTAGGGGTAAGCGAGGGAGAAGTTATAAGTTTGTTAGAGGGGGTTGAAATTGAATATTAAGTAGTAGTAGAGGGTTATTATTCCCCCTTGTTGTAAGGTACGAGGGGGGTAATAAAAAAAGTAGTAAAAAAATTAGGATAATTAAAAAATAAGAAGTACATTTGTATAGGCAAATAAGCCAAACTTAAAATTAGATAGTATGAAAATTGTAACACAAAATGCAGTAAATTGTTTCAACAAAGGGGGGAACGCA